CCTCGCAGGTTGGCGACTTGCAGGTCGGCGCCTCGCAGGTCGGCGCCTTGTTCCACAGCCAATTCCAACCCGAGCTTGAGCGAATCAGCCTCGCACTCGAACAGGATATTTGCGGTCCATCGGTTTGTGATTTGGATTGTCATGTGGGCTCCTTTGTGTGACTCAACTCGCGGCTCACTCGAATTCGAGCGGACCGGTCTCGATCAGCTCCAGCGTGCCCGGTTCCGGCGCCGGGCGATTCTCAGACGTCGCGCACATGCAGCGGCGATACCAGCCGGGGCCGATCTGGTTTAGCGTCGCTTCGACGTCGCAGCGGCACGTCTCGCAGCGACACACCTGCGGGCCCTTGTCGTTGAGACGCGCTTCGGCGATGGCCAGCTTCTGGCGCGTCTGCAGCAGCTCCACGACAAGCTGCTGGCCCGTAAAGCGCTCGCCGTCGAATTCGATCGTAACGCGATCGGCTGGGGGACGCGGCCGCTCGCAGCCGATGGCAACGGCGAACACGAGGCCCACAACCGTCAGCATCGCTGGGCTTTTCATGGCACCCCTCCGAAAGAAAAAACGGCCGCCCCTTGGGCTCAGGCGGGCGGCATGACCTGGTCGCCGCGGCTAGTTCAGGCAGGCCGCGGCGAGCTGGTTGGCAGCCACCTCCGACGCGATGACGTTAGTAGCTTCCTCGATGTCGACGTTCACCTCGCCCACGTCGGCCGTCACGTCGCCCACGACGTCGACCGTGGCCCCCTCGATCTCGACGTCGCCGATGCCGCCCAGGATCGAGTCGAGCACGTCGTTGACGGCGTCCTGCACGTTGCCGGAGACGCTCGATAGCTCGATCCCGATCGAGCCGATCGCCACGTGGATGTCGCCGATCGTGATCCGCACGCCGGCGTCCACCTCGTCATCCGGCTCCGGTGCCGGCGGCGTGACGTCGACCACCGACACCTCGGCCGACCCGAACGTCTGCTCGGCCGGATCGAGCAACGTCGACGGCCGGGCGATCAGTGCGCCGGTGGGCACCACCGACAAGAGCGAGCTTTCCACCGGCGCGATGGCCTCCAAGGTCACCGTGGCCACCTCTTCGACGACGTCGTCGCCGACGGGGCGACCTTTCTGGATCTCGGCGAACGCCGCGCCTTCGATCGTGACCAGGCCGGGCTCGCTGGTGTCGATGGCCTGTCGCAGCGGCAGATGGTCCGTAATGCGGGCGTCCGCCACGCGGAACACCTGCGGGTCGTACTTGAGGCCCAGGGCGATGCTGCCCAGGCCGAACAAGGTGTCGTCTTCGTCGTCGACCGTCAGCGTGGCGTCGACGGTGTCGCCCACTTCGAGCGGCCCGAGCAGGTCGTCGCCCAGGTCGAGTCCGAACGCAGCCGGCGGGCAGCGGTCGTTTAACGCTTCGATTCTTCGCATCTCACTCCCTTTCGCTTCTATGGGGTCAGTCCGTTGCCGTGCAGCAACCTCACCACTTTGCGGCAGGTGACGCCGTCAGGTCATTCTTTGCGGGCAGCTACTTCCGGCAGGATGAAAACCTCCACAAAGACCACACTCGTTCAACAGCATCACCCCCTTTCATGGCATGGTCACCGTCGCCGCCAGAGCTGCCATCGAAAGCGTGATGATCATGCTTCGTCCCACAAGTTGCGTTCGTCGGCGTGCCAGGCCCGCGGCCGAAACGTGACGATCTGTTCGAACCAACACAGCTCGACAACGCCCGTGCGGCCGTTGCGGTTCTTCTCGATGTACAGCTCCGCCTGCCCCTTGAGCTTCTGTTTCTCCTCGGTCGTCGGGGCGTAGTAGTCCGCCCGGTGCACGAACGCCACCACGTCGGCGTCCTGCTCGATCGAGCCGCTTTCGCGCAGGTGCGATAGCCGCGGCCGGTTGTCGCGCGTGGTCTCCGTCTGGCGGTTGAGCTGCGCCAGGCACAACACCGGCACCGCCAGCTCCCGGGCCAGACCCTTGAGCCTCCGCGAGACGCGCGACACCTGCTGTTCGCGCGAGTCGCGCGTGTTTTCGGGTGCGATCAATTGCAGGTAATCGATCACCACCAGGCCCAGGCCGCCGCGGCGTTTCTCGCGCCGGCAGACGGCGGCGATGTCACGCATCGACATCTCGTGGCTGTCGTCGATCACCAGCTTCGCGCGGCTGATTTCGTTGGACGCTCGCACCAGCGCCTCGCGCTCGGCCTGGCCCATGAGGCCGTTGCGAATGCGGTAGCTGTCCACCTCGGCCTGGGAACACAGCATCCGCTCGCCGATCGCCAGCGCATTCTGTTCGAGAGAAAAGAAGCACACCGGCGCGGTGCTCGCGACGTTGGCGGCGATGTTCAAGGCCAACGCCGTCTTGCCCATGCTGGGGCGGGCGGCCAGGATCGTGAGCTCCGAGGGCACCAGCGGCGCCAGCGCGTCCAGGTCGTCGAAGCCGGTGGCCACGCCCCCGCGCTTGCCGCTCATGCGGGCGTCGATTTCCGCCATGGCGTCGCCGAGCACCTCGAGCACGGTGGTGGCCCGACTCCGCAGCGTGCCGCGTTGGTCGCGGATCTCGAGCACCAGCGACTCGCAGCGGTCGAGCACTTCGGTGGCGTCGTCGTCGCCGAGCGCTGCCCGCACGATATCTGTGCCGGCGTAGAGGCAGGCGCGCTTGATCGCCTCGTCGCGTACGAGTTTGGCGTAGAAGGACGCGTTGGCGGCCGTGGGCACCGCTTCGAACGCCGCGGCCAGCAGCGACGCGTCGACCTGGTGGCCCGCCTTCTTGGCATACGCCAGGAACAGCTTGAGGTCGATGCGTTTTCCTTCGGTGAGCATCGCCAACAGCAGCGCGTACACGGCCCGGTAGCGGTCGTCGTAGAAGTCGCGGGCTTCGAGCACGAGCGACACGTCGTCCAGCACCTCGGGACGCAGGAACACGCTGCCGATCACGGCCTGTTCGGCATCCACGTCCGAGGGCGGCGGGGCGTCCAGCAGTTCGCCGGTGCGGGTTTGGGTTTGGGTGCGGGCCATCATGGCTCGGCCTGTGTGGGTTCGGGGATCGACGCGAGCAAGCCGTTCAGGTTCAGCGGGGGCTGGCACTCGGCGGCGCAGCGCTTGAGCACGCCGTGGAAATACGCGTGGCGCGGTTTCTGGGGCGGGTCGTCGCGGGCGTAGGCGGCGCGCACCGCCTCCAGCGCATCCCAGACCAGGTGTTCGCTGGCCACCTGCACCAACACGGCCGCCTTGTACTCGAGCGAGCGATCCGGGGCGGTGGCCGGTGTGCCCAGCACGCCGGCGATCTTTCGTTGGTCTGCCGTCCGTTTGGAAACATTAAGGGCGTCAACGACAGACGTCTGACGTCTCTTAGAAGTAGAAGAAGAAGAAGAAAGAGACGTAGACGTCTGACGTCTAGCAAACCGCGTGCCAGGTTCGGTGGCGCGTGACAAAGGCGTGACATCGTCGGTTGGCGGATCCTTGGAGCGCCGCCGCTTTTGCCGTAACCTATTTCCCACGCGAGCCTTGTAGGGAGCGTGCATGCGCCGGTTGACCACCGTGACAACCGTGGTACTTGTGAGTGACGTCGCCGTGACGCGGCGCGACAACGCGCGCGTTGTGGGGCGCGTTTCGGAGCGTCCTTCGAGCGTGATATCGGCCGCGCCGGTGCGCGCGAGGTCTTCAATGGCGGCCTTCATTTCGGCTTCGCTGCAGCGGGCCATGCGCGACAGTTCGGCCGGCGTGCCGGTCAGAAACCCGCTTTCGTCGGACTCGTGCATGGCGCAGAGCAGGTCCGCCCAAATGCCACGCGTGGCGGGGCAGCAGCGGCTGAGCGCCGGATCCTTAAGCCAGTCGCCGGTGTACAAGTAGAGCCCCGGCTGTTTCTTGTCGTCATCGTCGGCCATAAATGCCCTCCTATTTGGCTCCCATCTCCTTCAGGTCCGAATCGCAGACCTCCGGCGTCCACCACAGGCGCTCCTCGTCGATCGTGGCCGTCAGGCGGGCCACCTCGGCCCACGTGACGCGCCGCCATTTCTTCTTGTGCTTGCCGCGGATCGCCAGGCCATCCGGGTCGATCCGCACGACCATCCGGCCGAAGCGGCGCACCAGCGGCTTGCGTAGCGTGGTGATGCTGCTAGGCATCGGTGCCCTCCTGACACTGTTCCAGCACGGCGATCTGTCGATCGAGGTACCAACGCGCCTTCTTAAGGTCCTCGAGCGGGGCTCCCTTGTACGGCGCGCGGAGGATGTACTTGACGACGTTGCCCAGGTGGAACCCGAGCCCAAAGCCTTCGATGAGGTCAATGACTTCCATCGGTCCCTGGTTGTAGTGCGGCGGGTGGTCGACGCGCTCTGCCATGATCGCTCCTAGGGGCCCACGCGGCCGTTGTCGACAAACGCACGGTAGGTCAGCGGCCAACCCTCGGCCAAGAACCTCTCCGCCACGCGGGCGGCCGACTCGATCTCTGCCTGTGGGTAGCTCACAAAGGCGGCCTTCGGATCGTGGGTACGTAGCGACAAGAACGCCATCAGCGATCGCGGATTGCAGGTCACCCAGCACGACGAATAGATCGCGACGGGCAGGCAGGCGCGGGCGACCTCCTTGGCGTAGCCGGCGTCCAGCAGGTGCTGGTACGTCGTGTATGCGAAGGCGTATGCTTCCCTGAGGCGAGCGCGTAGCTCGCCCCATTGCGCGTCGGTGCCAGCCTGGAACCTGGGCCTGGCCGAGGTGTGCTCGGGCGCGGGCACGATCTTCCGACCGGCAGGCGGCACCCAGAACACCGGCTTGAGCTGCTTATAGCGGGCGGATTCTTCGTTGTAGCTGAACCCGATCCGATGGCGATGCCACTCCCGCCACACGAAGATCGGGGCATGCACAAAGAACGTCATCGCCGAGTGCTCGAACGGCGTGCCGTGCCGGTGCTTCATCAGAAAGTTGATGAGGCCGGCGTTGGCGTCTGCGTTCACCCGCTCGGCGTACCCAGCCGCTTCCTGGCCGCTGGTGCTGACCTTAGCGGCCGCCACCACCATGTGGTCACCGCCCATGGTCTGGATCTTCTCGACGGTGATTTTGTCCGTGACTTCGATTTGCATAGTGTTGTCCTTTTTCGTCTACCACAGGTCCCTTTGAACCACTGCCTCCCAGCGCCGCGCAGGCGTCGCCAGTCGCCACCGCTTCCGGTCTTTGCACCTGCCCGCCTGTTCCACGATGCCGGCCCGCTCGAGGCGTTTCCTGGCCCCACGCACGGTGCTGGGCGGCACGTCGCGCAGGGCCCGCTCAAGCACCGCGTCGGGGGCGGCGTCCAACGCTCGCAGCAGCCACAGAATGCGGGTGGCGGTGGTCATTTCTTAAACAGCATCCTTTCCCGGCGTTCCACCTTGAATCCATACACCAAGTCGCACCGAACCTTTGCCACCGCCTGAGCCATGTCGAGCGCGTGCTTTCCATCGGCGTGTCGGTACTCGTCCTCTCTGCGCACGAGCCAGCGTGCAAACTTTGTGCGGTCCTCGTCGGTGATGGTTTCGGGCTGCTTACTCATGGCTCATGTCAAACAGCAAACTTGCGCTTGCGAATCGCCAGCGCCGCAATGTCCCTCTGGTAGTCAAACAACCCCGGCCATGGATCGTACTTGGCGGTGCGCGCCGTGCGCTTGCCGATGCCGATGCGGCTGGCGTATTCATCAGGGAACTCGGCCACGCGTCCGCGAATGCGATAGGTCGGCAGTTGCTTGACCTTGAGAAACCGCTGATAGTCCTGCGTGCTTGCAGGATCACAGACTGCGACCGCCATGCCTGCACCCCCATCCCGTTTGGCACGCCCTTGCCCTCATCCATGACGCCACTCCCGTGCCGAGCGTCGAGTTCACCCAGTGGCTCTATGTGCTGGTCGCCTGGCATCATGCGTCGAAGACCTCCGCCCGCAGCGGGCCACTCGCGCCGGCCGACTTGTCGCTCTCGGCGGTGACGGCCAGGATCCCCACGCGCTTGCAGTGCTCGGCGATGCGCTTGCGGCCCTGCCAGTCCAGGCCTTCCCAGAAAGCCTGGGGCAGCGCGAGCATGCCGCCGGTGCCGACGTGGCTGGCGAAGATCGTGACAGCGATTTCGCTCCGCTCGCCGTCGGAGAGGTCCCAGAACGATTCGTTGCCGCGTTCGCTCTTGACCATCAACCGGCCGCGTTCGGCGAACAGGCTGCCGCCCAGCTTGGCCACGAGGCTACTGAGTACCTCGTCGGTGCCGGCCGCTTCCTCGCGCAACACCTCGGCGTCCGAGCGGCATTGGCGCTCCTGCGCCAGCCAGTCCTCGGCCTTCTCCCGGTTGGCAAGCGCATCGCGGATCTTCGCGCCGTGCAGCTCGGCCTCTCGGGTGGCCTGGACCGCAGCCCGGGCGTCTGCGAGCTCTTGGTCGGACACCGGTTCCACGTTCTCGGCCGCGGCCACCACCTCGCGAAACCGGGCCAGCGACTGTTCGTGCGAGCGGGCGGTCGTCAGCACCTTCTCCGCCGAGGCGATGGCGCTCTCGGTCATGGCTAGACCTGAGCGGGCCTCCGCCAGCTCCCGCTCAATCTGAGCGATGCCGGCCATCTGTTCGTTGGCCTGGCCCCGCAGCGTGTCGAGAGCCTGTTGCGCCTGCCCGACTGTGGACAGCGGACCGGCGTCGTTCTCGGCCGCCTCGAGCGCGCGGCGGGCATCCTGGGCTTCGCCGATCTTGCGGCGGGCGTTCTCGGCCCGTTCGGTCAGCCCGGCCAGGTTGGACACGGCCCGGTCGCGGGCGCTGGCCAATGCCGTGGCGTTGTGCTCGCCGCCCGTGTCGATGCCCTCACACGCCGCCAGGTGGCCCTGGGCTTTGCCCTGGGCTACGTCGGCCCGCCCTTCGGCGTCACGGGCCTGGCGCTGTAAGGCGCGTTCCACGGCGGCCGCCAGGGCCACGATATCGCCCGCCCCGGTGGTGATGCCCAGTGCGGCGAACGCCTGCTCGCCGCCGACCAGGTCCCAGAACAGCCTCTCGTCGCCCGAGCCGGCCAATTGGACAGCCGTCTTGATGGCGTGGGCATCCTTGGCCGCCCGGTCCTTGTAGGGCGGGTTGATCAGGTCGGCCAGCGTGTAGCGGCCGGTGAGCACTTCGAAATCGAGCTCGCCGGTGCGGCGGGAACTCTTGCCCACCCGCAGCAGTACGTCGTTGACGCGTACCTCGGCCCGTTCGGCGCCGTCGGCCACCGGCGGCTTGCCGCGGCCGGTGGTGGCCGCTTCGATGGCGTCGAGCAGGATCGACTTGCCGGTACCCATGGGACCGTGCAGCACGACCACGCCGGCGTCCGGCGCTTCGAACTTAAACTGGCTGATCGGCCCCACGTCGCGGGCCTCGATCGTCTTGGTGGTCACGTCGTGTCCTCCGGTGAAAGTAAGCTCCTAATGGTGTCCAACGCGTCGTTCGTGGGCCCGACGGCGCCCTCCACCTCGAGCACCCAGCCGAGCGCCATCGCCATGTTGGCCAGCACCTCGTAGGACTCGAGGTCGTTGTCGCGCAGAGCGCACGCCGCACCCGTCCCCAGCGTGTCGTAGGCTGCCAGAATGTCCGTTTCCGACTTCATCTGGGGCGGATCTCCTTGAGCCGCTTGTCGCACATGAAGTCGATCGCGTCGTGGACCTGGTCCGGTGCGTCAGCTTCGGTTGCCGTGCGCTTGCGGTTGGCGCGGGTATCGTTGACCGTCTCTGCCGTGCGGGCGTTGTCCAGCGTGGCGTCGACGTCCGTCAGGAAGTCCTGCCATTCGGCCGGCAGCGGCGACTCCTGGTTGTCGTCGGCGTCGGCGCTGGCATCCCCCGGCGCGTCGCCGACCTGCTCGTCCTGCAGCTTGCGGGTGAGCTCGTCCATGTTGCTGGTCGCGCTTCCCGAGGCACTGGCGGCCGACGCGGCGGTGGTCACATCCTCGACGTCGCCGTCGGTAAGCTCCGAGCCGGTGACGCGGGCGTAGATCGCCGCCAGGATCTTGCGCGTGGCTTTGCCCACGATGGCGTCGGCGCCCATGCCGGAGTTGACGCGAATGGGGATCCGCTCGTCGGGCCCGTTCTCGCGCTTCAGGCGCTCGATCGAGTGGACGTGCCCGTCGATCTTCCAGGTGGCGACGAACGACACGACGGCGGCTTTCCCGCCGTCGTATAGCGTCGGCACGCCCGGCATCAGCTTGAGGTCCGTGAGGCCCGGCAGTTCCCGCACGCGGCGCTGGAAAAACTCCTTCGTCATGTACGCCCGGTCAGAGATGATGTTGAACTCGTTGCCCACCGGCCGTGCGCCGCGTAGCGTGGCCTCGATCAGGCAGTCGCGCACTGTGGCCACCGAATAACCGCCCTTCTTCTGCTCTTCAGCGCTGCCAGGCGCGCGGTCCGTGCGGAACCCCAGAGCCGAGTCTTTGAGCTGCATGATGTCCTTCATGATCTCGTCGGTGAGCCACTGTCGCAGCAATCCCATGCCGCGGGCGAGGGTCAGCGCCGTCGTGAAGTTCGCCGCGCCCGGCATGATCGATAGGCTGCATTCGTCGACGATCTGTTCGATCTTCTGCAGCTCGCCCTGGAGCTGGGAGCTGAGCGCGGTATGCACCGGCGCCGGGGTGGTCGCGATGGTGTGCGGGTCGGGTTTCGTCTCGGGTGCCATTAAGGGGCCTCCTTTCAAGTGCTGCGGAGCACGCGGAACGTCGATTCCGCCACAACATGCTCGCGCCGGGTCTGGGTCTTCAGGCTCAGGCGGCTGCCGTCCGGTAGGTCGCCGAACGTGTAGTCGCCGATGGCCGCGCGCAGGCGGTTCTCGTTGAGCTCCTTGAGCACCTTGAGCGCCGCGATCTTCTCCTTCGCAAACTCCAGCTCGCGTTGCCACTCAGCGGCTTCGGCCGGCAGCGTGATCGACTGTCCGTTGTCGTTGGGGTGCATCTTGGCTAACACGCGCCTGGTCGCGTCCGAAGCGTCGACCTGCGGTGGGATGCGCTTCTCGACGTGTTCCCAGAAGCGTTCCAGGTGGGGCATGGCGGCATCGATAAAGTCGTCGTCGCGCTCGATGTCGCGGCACTCGAGCCGCTGGCCGCCGATCAGGCACGCCAGGGATCCCCACGTCAGACCGCTGACAAACAGCTCGGCCGCCACCTGGATCTCGTACATCAGGGGCGTTTGCCCGTCCTTCCATTCCTTGAGGTTGTAAGCGTGCGTCGTCTTGATTTGCAGATCGCCGGGCGGCGTCGTGATCCCGCCCTTCCACTGCAGTGCGTCGAGCGTCGACCGCAGGAACGGGTAGTCGGGGTGGACGTGCATCGTGCGCGTCACCGGCACCTCGACCGTGCGGCCTAGACGCTCGCCGAACTTGTAGGCGATGGGCGCTTCGAGGGTCAGGCCCCAGTCGACGGCCTCTTTCTCGCGGGCCAGGTCTTCGTCCGGAAGCATCCCGCACTTCTCGGCCCATAGCGCATAGGGCGTCTTAAACGGGCTCTCGCCCAGCACGACCGGGATGTCCGAGGCGCCCAGGCCGCCCTTGCGGGCGGCCAGCCATTCTGAGCGCGTGTTGAAGGTCAGAATGGGCATCAGTCGGCCTTCTTCTCGATGCAGAGCGGCGCGATCGTCGTGTCGGGGCCGCTGCTCTGCGGGACCTGGGCTTCCAGCCGCCCGCTGCCCACCAGCTGCTTCAGCCGCCACAGCAGGCGCACGTCGTCGTTGTCGAGTCGCGGGTCGTGGCACGACACCGTCTCCGGCGCGGCACTCGTCCTTGGCTGGGATCGCGACCGCGAGCGCTGCCAGCGCTTCGCCTGCGCCACCCACGCCGCGGCGTCCGCAGCCTGGTCCGTCCCTACGTCCTCGGCTATCACCTCTTCATGCTGCTGGAACCCTTCTTGCGTCATGTCAGCTTCTCCAAATCGTCGAGGCTCGTGATCGGCATGCCCTGCGGCGGCCCAGGGTTCGTCACGGGGTAGATGAAGCGATAGAGGTCGCCACCGTCGGTGTGGTGCGTGGTCGTGCAGCGGAACTTGAGCTTCCGCAGAAAGATCTGGGCGACCACGTTGTTCTCGGGGACGTCGGCAAACACGCAGTAGCGCTGCGCCAGCCGCGCCACGTGGATCATCGGCCCGACCAGTTGGGTAGCGATGCGTTGCATCCGATACTCGGGCGCGACGCCAATGTCAGCCAGGCAGAGCGCCGCGCCGTTGTCGCGGAACTGCGCGTAGGCCACCAGCTCGGAACCAACCGGATACACCACGGTCAAATGGCCCTTGAGCCGCACCGGCGTGTCGGCACCGCGGCAGGTCATCCGCAGCCGGCAGACCTGGTTGACGTCGTACGGTTGCATCCAGCGCTGCGGGTGTGGCAGGTCAATCATCGTCGTCTCCCGAATCGAAAGCCGCGGCTGGCCTTGGAACGGCGCGCGTCGTTGTTGCGCTGGGCCTGTTCGTGTTCTTCTTGGTTTCACTTTCCTGCCGCGGCGGGCTCAGCCTGGTGCTTCTCGATCGTGGCCCACAGCTTTTCGGCGCGCTCGCTGCCCATGCCCTTCAGCGATGCCAGACCTTCGACCCCATGCTCGCCGTGGTAGCGCTGCACGGCGTCGACGGTCTTGAGGTCCGCCTTCTCGCAGGCCTGCACGATCTCGAACGGCAGGGCGATCGTCGACAAGGCGCCGACGGCCTGGTGGTGCCCGTTGGTCTCGGCTTTGGCCGGCGCCTTCTCCTTGGCCGGCGCCTTCTTTTTCGGAGCCGCCGGCTTGGCGCCTTCCATCTGGCTCAGTAGCGGACGGTCCTTGTCCCGGTAACTCTTGATCGCGTCCTCGACCGGCTCGCTTTGCCAGAGCCCGTAGCGACGGACGTTCTCGCTGAACACCTTGATCGGTCGGCGCAGGCGGTAGACCAGGCGGTCCTCTTCGTCCAATGCCGGATCGCCGTGCTTGTCCTTGGTGATCGCGCAGTGGCACAGCATCCAATCGAGGATCGCGTGCCGCGGCGTCTCGTCGCTTCCCTGCCAGACCGCGTGCGGGATGATCAGCACGAAGTCGTATTGGGCGTAGGCGCGGTCCAGGTCGTTGCCGCGCTTGACGCGGCCAAACCCGACCATGCCGTCGACGTCCTCCCGTAGATCGGACATCTGGTAGGCGAGCATGATCTTGGCGTCGGCCAGGTCGGTGTGGTATTCGCCGATCAGGAAATCCAGGATCTTGTAGGCGGTCTCGCTCGCCGTGCGCTGGATCGGGGAGATCGTGACGCGCTTTCTCTTGGTCTCCGCGGTGGGTTTACGCTTGGCCATGGCTTGCCTCGTGTGCAAAGGGGCGGGGCTCGTCTCTGCCGAACCCCGCCCAGCGTGGTTGTTGCCGCGTACCGTGCGGCGACCGGCCTCCGCCGGCCATGTCCTTATCCGCCTGATGGCGCCTGCTGGCGCGAATTGACTGGTTCGGTGAACGCCCGCTCGACGTCCCATCCCCGCTTGCGGAGCCGCGATTCGATGGCGACGCGGCCTAGCCCGAGGACTTCACACCATTCGGACAGGCAACGCGTTTCGCCGCGAAACGTTATCAGATGGTTTTGGCGGGTGTTGCGTGCCTGCGTCTTCTTGTCCGCCCAGGTGCAGTTGCCGGGCTCGTAGCCCTTCGCGTTGTCCAGGCGCTCGATCGAATGCTGCGATGTCGGACGCGGGCCCATGTCAGCCAGGAAGTTGAGAAAACTCTCGTCCCATCGCTGGCAAACACGAATCCCTCGCGCGCCATAGTACGGGTACAGCCTATGCTTCGGGTTGCTGCAACGGTGCCGCATTCCCTTCCAAGTCCCGTACTCCGGCGTCCGTGAAAGCCTGTGCTCCTTTCCTCTCGTCCTCTTCGCGGTAGATGGCATCTTGCACCTCTCGTCGATGGATTTCGATTTCCTTGGGGGCGTCAAAACCGAGCCGGACGCGGTCGCCGCGGATCTCGACGACTGTAACTTCGATATTGCCGTTGATGACGACCCGCTCGTCGCGCTTGCGGCTGAGAACTAGCATGGTGCTTACCCGTCCTTCCGTGTGTTGGTGGTTACTTCCTGTCCGCACCCTCGATGGTTTTCCTGCCCGGTTCGGCTCCAGACGTGACAGCGGCGCGGGTGATTGCGCCGCCGAACTGCCCGTCGCGTAGCGTCTGCTGCCAGGCGAGATCGACCGTCAGGGAGGTCAGGTGGGCTCCCTGCTGGAACGCCGCCATCATGGTTTGCTCGACGAGCCGCTTGGCGTCGTCGCTCAGAGAGATGCCGATCAACTGCTCGAGTTGCTCGACGGCGTTGCGTGATTGCGTAGAATCGCCGCCCATCGCCTGGACTCCTTTCGTGCCAGATCCCGGCGGCCCGACCCGTTCAATTACGCTGGGTCCAGATCGAGCCGCCGGGGTCCGCTACAACAAAGACCGGCCGCCGCACCGAGCCGAGTTAGGGCAGGCGGTAGCGGCCGGGCCCGGCAACTTTGGGGAGCCAGGCAGTAGCGCCGTCAGGATTCGAACCTGAGACCTCGTGGTTATGAGCCACGCGAGCTGACCAGACTGCTCTACGGCGCACCATCGGGGCGTCTGGTGGCCAAGCATGGCCAAGAGACGCGATTCTTTCAAGAGGAGCTCGGAGAACTTTTTCGGCGGCATGGCCGGTTGTCGCCGGCGATGGATGATGGGGGCGGGCCGGCGGAACGCGTTGTGGGGCGCTTGTGGCGGCTTGGGGCCTGCTCGTGGCCGGCGGCGATGGTTCTGGAATCGGACGGCGTTTCGCCGGGGCAAGATGCGTTGCCGGCGTCGCCGGACGTGCCGGGGCAAGATGCGGTCATGGGCCCGGAAACCCCGGGAAAAACGCGGTCTATTGGGGGTGCCTATACTGCGGCCTGCGGGATGGGGTTGGGTCGCGGCTGGGTGCGGCGGTTTTGGCCTGGGCCACCCCGTTTTTTGCGTCGACGGATTCCATCACCCGCCGGGGGTGGCTACCTTGTAGCGGATGGGGGATTGTGCCTGATGCCTGTTCGAGGTGGCTGCCATGGCTGAGCACCTTGCCCAATTGTTCGCGCTGGTGGTGGTGGCGAACGTGATCGTATTCGCCCCGCTTGCCGTCGTCGCAGCCGAAGTGCTGGAGCGACCGAACCGCCCGGCGATCCTGCTGGGCGTCCTGATGGGGCCGGTCGGCCTGATCTTGATCGGCTTCCTCGAGCCCAGGCATGTGGCGCGTTGCCCGGCCTGCTTCGCGCCGGTGCGCTACCATGGCGCAACACGGTGCCGAGCGTGCGGCGATTCGCTCGCTGACGATCCACTGGCGTCGCTCGACCGATGAAGCACTACATCGACGTCGGCGCGTACAACGGCGATTCGGTGCGTGAGTTTCTGCAGCCGCGCAGCCGCCGCCGGACGTTTCTGCCCAGAGACGATGCGCCCACATACCGGATCATCGCCATTGAGCCGTGCGCGACGAACCTCAAGCTGCGCGAGTCCTGCCCGACCGCCGAGGTGATCGAGAAGGTTGCGTGGACGCACGACGGCCACGTTGACTTCTACGAGGTGCCACCGCCGCATTCGCAGACCGTGGCCAGCTGCGTCGCGTCGCTGCCGTTTATCGGCGATCGCTCGCCGGCCCGGCTGGTGCCGCTGCCGTGCTTTGACTTCCCTCGCTACCTGGCGGACCTCGAGTCCGAATACACCGTCGTCAAGATGAACGCCGAGACAAGCGAATACCTTTTGCTGCCGCGGATCCTAGACCTGGGCGCGCGGGTCGACGAGCTGTACGTCGAGTTCCACCACCTCGGCCATCCGGAATGGGACGCTCGGCGCGGGGACATCACGCGAAGACTAGAGGCCGCGGGCGTCCAGGTGTTCGATCGGTGGTGGCGATGAGCGAGCCCGTCTACCTGCCGCGGCGCGTAGCTCTTCGCCTGGCCGGCGCCGTGGCACTCGGACTCGCGTTTCTGATCTACAGGCTGCTCGTGCGCTAGCCGGCCTTCTTGGCTTCCTGGGCCAGCCGTTCGTCTTCGCGCTGGATCGCCAGGTCGATCAGTGAGCCGACCGGGTCGTGCTTGTCGTGGATCTGCCGGGCCACGCCGCCGGTCAACCAGGAGAAGCCGCCCTTGATCGCGGTCGATGCTTTCTGCGACCAGCCCCACCGCTCCCAGTTTTCCAGGATCTGGCTGCGGAGTTCGTCGCGTTCCCGACGGCAGCCTTCCACCCCCAGCATGTCCATGTAGTTCGCCACGCGCTTGCATGAGCAGGTCGGCGATGACTGTGCGCCGACCTCTTCCATCATGCCGGTCAACTGGGTGCCCGGCCCGTATCCGCGCGGCCACAGCAGAATCGCGACGTCGGGGCGGTCCCGATCTTGGCAGCCCAGCACGGTCAGGCCGGTATCGGCTCCCGTGTGTGAGGCAATGAACCACGCCGGGGTGTCGTCCAGGAACCCTTTGATCTGCGGCGCGTAGCCGGGCCGCTTGTTGTCGAGCTGCATGCCGTTGCGGGCCGTGTCGTGCAGTACGATCCAGCGTCGCACGCGCGGAGCCCACCGCTTGAGGTCGGCCGTCAGCCGCTCGTAGCAGTGCGGCGTCTTGAACACCAGCAGATCAGCGGCGCCTTCGAAGTCGGGCTCGTCGGGGAAGTCGTGCATCTGCGTCCGCGACCACTCAGCGGGGATGCCGGCCAACTGCGGCAGCAGCTCGTTGACCATCCGGTTGTCTTTGGCGCCCTCGAATAGGTAGCTGTGCAGGTTCCCCTGTGCGCCGGCAGCGAGCGCAACCGTCGTCTCGTGGAACCTGGTGAATTCGACGACGCGCTCGCTCTGCTCGGCCATCTCGCGCAGCTTGTCCATGTGCTTACCGAAGTAGGCCGACGTGTGTTTCGTGTCGGTGAAGATCGTTTCCATCGTGACCGTCTTCCGCACGGCCTGCGGCTCGTCGACGTGCGCGACCGGGTCGGCCACCAGGTGATCCCACCAGGCCGGATTGAGCAGGCCGCTGTCCACGAAGTGCGCCCGGACTGGCTCGACGTCGAGTCCCAGCTCGAGGTGCCCCAGCACGTAGTTGCGGCACTTGTCCCAGTTGGTGAGCCGATACTTCACGCCGCCCGGGCGTGCGAAGCGATGCAACCATTTCAGAAACCCCAGGCATAGCACCTGGCCGCCGGCGCGGCGCACCTTTTCGTGGATGTAAAGCTCTTCGCCGCCGAAGCCGCGGAAGTGCTCGTTGAAGCCCGGCCAGTCCGTTTTGCGGAACGCGAACAGCCCCAGGCCCTGGCCCGGCACTTCGAACTCGTCGGCGTCGTCGGAACCCAAACGGCGGCAGCCTCGTTTGGCTAGCTGCTGTTGATGGCCCGCCCACTTGCCGGGCAGGACGGCACCCCACAAGTCCGGCCCCGGCGTCGTCGATACGTCGCCGAAGTCGTATAGCGGAAGCGGCTCGATTCCCGTGTTCAGCGTGACGTAACGCGCCGTGCCATCCTGGTTTTCGACAACCGAGAAACGCTTGCCTTCGTATTCCCAGGCTTGGCCCCAGACGCCCCACATGCCCTCTCGCCACACGGGGTTAAAGTGCGTTTCGAACGAACCGAAGTGGTCCATCAGAATCGGGCCGCTAACGATGCCGCGGAAGTCCGGGCGCGCGTCGAACCACGCGATCAGCTTTTGAATCGTGCCTGCCGGTAGCATCACGTGACTATCGAGGCACAGCACGATCTCGCCGCGGGCCTCGCGGATGGCGCGCTCGCGTGGGGCCGCGGTTCCCTGGGGCGACGGCATCAGTACATAGCGCGTGCCCAGCGTGCCGCGCACGAACTTGCCGTCTTTGAAGTCCTTCAGCTGTTGCTTGCTGGCCGGCGCGTCGGGCTTGTTGTCGACGACGACGATCTCGCATTGCGACAGATCGTGGTACAGCCGCAGGGCCTGCACGGTGAAATAGACGCCGTCGAAGTCGTCGGCGGTAGCCATCACGATCGACAGCTTGGGTATGGGCGGGGTTGGGTTGCTCATAGTCTTGGTCGGGCTCACGAGAAAACAACGCGACCGCGCTTGATGTCGAACAGGTCGCCGCGGCGAGCGCGTAGCGCCGCGAGCTGTTCATGAATGGCAAACTCCGGCCGCCGTTCGATCGCCAGGCCCCCCTTGTCGCTCACCGAGAACGGGAACTCGTGACATGGTACCACAAGCGTCGGCTTGTTGTGGTGCCAGTACCAGTTGAGATAGCTCTCGTCGTTGACGGCGGCCTCGTATCCGCCCTCGCGGTCCGCGCGCTCGCGTTGCACGAGTTCGCGGCACATCTCCGCGACGCGGGCCGACGTGCCTCCAAAGAAGGCGCCGTAGCAGTAAACCTGGCCGGGCGCGTCGCTGGGCACGCAGCAATGGCTGTCGGGATTGCGGTCAAACGGCTTGTGGCGAACGTCGCAGTAGTGCTGCCCGGCGACCAGCTCGCCCACGAACCACTGGCTGGTAAAACGTCGCTGGATGTTCGTGTCGGCATCGAAGTAATAGGTGTAGGCTTCGCCGGCCTCAGCCACCCGACCGACCGTCTCGATCTTGGCGTGGTCCGCCTCGAGCCAACTGCGGTGCTGGGTTTGTCGCCAGACCACCTGGCCGCGCGTTACGTCGAGGTGCTCATAGGGATCGACGTCGCTGAACAGGTGGAACGTGACACGGTGGTTGAACTCGGGGGCGTCCATGACGCCGCCATAGAAATGCATCCAGCGCCGGATAAACCGCAGCGCGAGAAGCGCGTAAGCGTTGGTTCCGATGACCGTGATGTTGATCATGGCGGCGGCGTCGTCGTGGCGAATGTGCACTGGCCACCCGCCGACCCTTTGGTGCAGCAGTCTGCGGCCTGCGATTCGTAAGTGATCGGATTGCACGGCTGCCCCAGCTGCGCCCGTTGCGCCGGCGACAGGTCGCACTGACAACAGGCTGGGTCGAAGAAAATGTCGCACGGCAATTCGACAACGGTGCCTTCCGGGCAGACAAGCCCGCAGCCTCCTGGGCCGCAGGTTTCCTCTTCGCATGGCTCGGCCGTAGTCGTGGTGGTGGTGCTCGTGGTCGTGGTCGTCGTGGTGGTCGTTGTCGTGCTCGTGGTGGTCGTTGTCGTCGTGGTCGTCGTGGTGGTCGTTGTCGTGCTCGTGGTGGTCGTTGTCGTCGTGGTCGTCGTGGTGGTCGTTGTCGTGCTCGTGGTCGTTGTCGTCGTGCTCGTGGTGGTCGTTGTCGTGGTGGTCGGCGGATCTTCGTGCAGGCACGGCGCGACGTACACCTCGCAGTCATCGTTCGGCGGCCGGCCCGGGTACGCGCAGAAGCACTCCCCGCAGTCGTCGTCGTCGAGCTGCCAATTGCCGCCGCCATCGTCGCTGTAGGTGCAGCCTGACCCACACTCGGGCGTCGTCGTGGTGGTGGTCGTGCTGGGCTCCGGCGTCGTCGTGCTGGGATCGCACGGATCGGGGGTTCCGGTCGCACACTCGCTGCACGCCCGCGATCGACACGGAACGGTAACGTAGGCACCGCAGGTACAGGATCCCGTCGGCGCCGGGCCGGCAACGCAGTCGGCCGCCGTCCATAACGTGCATCCATAGCACTGGTAGGGATTCGTGCCGCAGTCGGGGCAGTAGTTGTTGCCGCTGCAGCTGCCGCCGGCGTACCGCCAGGTCGGGTTCGTATAGCCGGCGCAGACATACGAGTGACCACCCCCGCACGTATCGTCCGGCCGCGGCGGGCACGTGGTCGTGGCGGGCACGCAGGGCTCGCAGTGCGATTGGCAGGGGTCGATCGATGGCGCCGGTCCGCAGCCTCCGCACACGTCGTTGCCCATGCAGTCCACGGCCCCACCGCCGCACGCCTCGACCCGGATGATGCCTAGCACGGGGTCGTTGTACCAACAGCACTGGCCGCAATCCGGTGCCGGCGTGGTCGTGCACTCCGGCGTCGTGGTGGTCGTGCTGGGGTCCGCCGTGGTCGTGGTCGTTGTGCTGGTGGTGCTGGTAGTCGTGCACTCGATCGGAGGCTCGTTCATCGAGTCCGATCGCTCGCAGCGCGTATAGGTGCAGTCCCCTTCGGCCGTCGGGCAGAACGTCGGATACGAGCAGCGCCATTCTGGCTCGGGCGTCGTGGTGGTCGTTGTCGTGCTGGGATCCGGCGTGGTCGTCGCTTCGATGCATTCGCACGGATCCGGCGTGGTGGTCGTCGTGTTGGCGTTGGTGCAACAGTTCTCGTCGTCGGGGATCCAGACCAACGACCCGTCGGCGACGAACTTGCACTCGCAGTCGGGCGCCGGCTCCGGCGTGGTCGTCGTGCTGGTGGTGCTGGTAGTCGACGACGTGGAATCGAGCAGCCGCACCCACAGCTCCTGGATGCCGGTCCCGCTGACGGGCGACAAGATCTCGACGGGCCCGGACGCGGCGCTGCTGAGAACGTGCTCGCCTGGCGTGGGGGTGGCGTGCGTATGCGCCGCGCTGGTCACGTTCACGCGCGCGATGCAGCGACCGCTAATCTGCGCGCGGCCTTCCTCGCATGCGGGCAGTGGGTCGGTCAGAATCGCGTATCGCAGGTGAGCGAACGATGCCGGCGTGTTGCCCTCGAATGCCGGATCGTAGGGGGGCATTTCGATCAGCAGGTGATCGCCCAGCTGTACGACGTCGCCGGCTTCTCGGTCGCCGCACGTTTGGTTCCGTACCGAGACGGCGTCGAGCTCTGTGCCGTGCGTATCGGCACCTGGCGGCCGCGGGCCCCTTCGGTATCCCTCACGCATGTCAACCAGGTCGTTGACGAACTCCGCCTCGCGCAGAGGCGTGTCGGCCAGTGGCTGGCCTGGCGATACCTTCTTGGCCATCACTCAAATCCAAACACATCGGCGAAAGCGATTGAGTCGTAGATCCGGTGGATCGTCACCTGCCGGGCTTTCTGGATCCGCCTCTGGCTCACCGTGCGAGGTGTAAAGATCACGTCGAGCAGGTGATGCCCTTTCTTCACGATGCCAGCGATGTCGCCAACCGACAGGCCGGTCGCATTTTGGCTGGCGAGCACTTCCAGCGCCACCTCCGATTCCGAGTCGCTGCCGGTTCCTGACGCACCGATTAGCAGCAGTTCCTCGGCTTCGAAGCCGCGCCACGGCAAGCTGTTGGTGTGGGCCGTGGCACCGGCCAAGGCGCGGGCCAGCGACTCGTCGACGACGCCCTGCGGGTACCGATAGGTGTACGTCATTCGCAAGGCTGGGATGTACACGTCGGCACCCTCGACGTCCCCATCTTTATTGACGCCGATCGCATTGTTCTCGACGGCGGTCTCTCCGGGGGCTGCATAGGTGTCGACGACTTCTTTGGAGGCCCGGAGGCGGAGTGTAGCGCCGCCAGCAGAGAACCCGAATCCGACACTGCCGACGTCGCGCTTGCGCTGCCCGTAGGGCGCGGTGATGATGTATTGAGACCAGCCTTCGGGGTCGACGCTGATGGGCTGCCGCCACAGCTGGCCGACTTGCGTGAAGACGCTGGCGGGCAACGCTTGGAGCGCGTAGGCGGTGACCGTCGTCTCGTCGAACTCGCCGCTGGCATTATAGCGCAGGGTGAGCGACGGCGGCTCCAGAGTGATAGAGCGGCTGTCTGGGCGTTCGTCGAATTGAAAGATCTCGCTCACTTGAACACGGCCTCCCGTCTTTGCCGCATCATCTCCTCGTGCTGCTTGCGGTTCAGGTCGCGGATCTCCTCGAGCGTCCGTTGCTCCTTGCTTGTGCCAGACACCCCCTCGCGCCCGCGGGCTTCAGCCGCCGCCGCTGAGAACGTAGTGAACACCGCCTCCTTCGCCCCATCGACTCCGTCACGCCGGCCGGCCTGCGCCTTGAGAAGCTCGAACTTCTCGACGATCGAATCCGTCTCCAGACCGGCGTCGATGGCCTGCATCATCTCCTGCTCGAATTGCAGGGCGAGCCGCGCCAGTTCCTTGTCGAGCTCGCTTAGGTCCGGGTCGACCTCGATCCGCACGCGCTCCAGGTCCATCATCTGTTGGATCTCAGAGTTGAGCTTGTCGGTAGCCTCCTGCGCAAGCCGCTCGTCTTCACGCTTCCGCACATCAGCGATGGCCGCCGCAGCGTCGGCCTCCACTTGGAAGTGCTCGGCCGGATCGAACACACCGGCCTCGTCGAGCAGCTTGCGACGCTCGGCGGCGAGCTCCTGGATGTCCTTGATCTCCTGCTCGACGCGCGTGCGACGCTTACGGGCGAACTCTTCCTCGAGCTCGTCGAGACGCTTGGCGGCGTCCCCGGCGTCAGCCTGACGCTGCATGTTGGTGGAGGCCTGGTCGGCTGCCTGCTGATTCTCGCTGGCAGGGGCGGCCTCGTCAGCCGTCGCCCCGCCAGTGATGGCACCAGCACTGCCGGCGTCGAGCGCATTGCGGCGTTGCTGTAACTTATGCAGCTGCCGCTCCAGGGCCGTGAGGTCGTTCATGATCCCTTCGGCGCCGGACGTTGCCCCGGGCATGAACAGCCGCAGCGTGTGCCGCCAGGTCGCGTTGGTCGCCTCGAGCGCCTGGTTGGCCTCGGAAATGTTTTTGCGCACTTCGGCCATCTCGCGGCCGATCTCCATGTCGGCCTGCTGCCGCATGACGTCGAGCAGTTGCCCGTAAGCACCGCGCATGCCCTCGATCTCGCCGGTCGCCGAGTTGATCGACAGTCCCAGGTCACCGTGGCGTTGTTCCAGCTGGTCGATGATGCCCGCCGCCTCGCGCATCTCGGCGCTGGTGCGACTTTGCTGGTTGGCCAGCTGCTCGAGGCGTTCGAACAGAGCAAGGTCCGATGCGCGCAGCTTGTCGGCCTCCTCACGAGCGTTGCTCATCTCGCGGGTCAAGTCGGCGGTCACTGTTACCAGCGCGTGCACGCCCACGGCAGTCGCCGCCAGCGCGGTCAACGCCACCACGACAAGCCCAAGCGGAGAGAACAGGGCAGCAATCCCGCCCAGAGCGATTGACACGGCGCCGGCCGTCAGCCCCAGCGCGGCAAACCCGGCGCCAGCCACACCGATGCCGGCGGCCAGCTTGACGAGCGACTGCACGAGATCCGCGTTTTCCTCGATCCATTGGGTAGTCGCGCCAGCTACCTCGGTCAGCCATTGCCCGAACTTCATGCCGTCGCCCTCGAGCACTTCGCCGATCTTGATGGCGACGCCTTCGGTCGCGCTCAGCAGGATCCGCAGCACGCCGCCCAAGCCGGCGTCCATCTCGGCGGCTGTGGACGCCGCGGCCCCCTCGGCATCACGCAGCGCGTCGGATAGCTCCTGGACGTTGACGACGTTCTTGCTGATGGCCGATGCGGACGTGATGCCCAGCAGGCCGAACGCTTCGTTGAACTTGGCCGCTCGCTCGCCGGTCCCCAGTTCCGCGGTCGCTTTATTCACTTCGTCGAGCACCTGCACCAGCGGCCTGGCGTTGCCGGCTGCGTCGCGGAACGAGACCTTGAAGATGCCTTCCAGCTTCTCAGCATCGGCGCCTGTGACCGTGAGCAGACGTCGCAGGGCGGTACCCGCGGCAGAGCCCTGGATGCCGACGTTGCCCAGCGCACCGAGGATCGCCAGCGTGTCCTCGATCGACATGTTGAAGTCGGCTGCCACCGGGCCGGCGTAGCTCAGCGAGTCGCCCAGCGATTCGACCGTGTTGAAACTCTTGTTGGCCGCGACCGTCAAAGCGTCCGCCACGCGCGTGGCATCACCGGCCTGGAGGCCGAACTCCCGGATGGCGGCCGCCATGATGCCGCTGGCCATGGTGGCGTCGGTGCTCGTGGCTCGGGCCAGGTTCAGGACGGACGCCGTCATGGCATCCACCTGGTCGGCAGTGAAACCGGCGCGTCCCAGTTCGGCCATCAGCGCCGCCACCTGCACGGCGGTGAAGCTGGTCGTGCGGCCGAGCTCCTTGGCCTTCTGCGTCAGGCGTTCAAACTCCTCGGCGCTCGACTGCGAGACGGCCTTGACCTCGCGCATCTTGTCGTCGAAGTCGGCGAAGCGCTTGGTGGCCAGAGCAACCGGCGTGAGCATCACGATGCTGGCCGTCATCATCGAGCGGCCGAGCGTGCCGATGTCGCTGGCAAAGTCCCGCATCTGCCGGCGCGCGTTCGCCAGGCCACGCTGGAAGCGCGAATTCTTCGTGTATAATTCGACGTATGCCGCGCCGGCTTTGATATCTGCACGTGCCATGTCACGCTATCCCCAAGAGTCGGCGACGTCGGGCAGGGTCGTAATGTTCTCGCTCTCCACCTCGTCTGCCTGACGTGCCACCGAGGATTTCGGACTTGCCATTGGCCATCAGGTACAGTTCGGCGCACGTCAGTCCGTGGGGCCTGACTCCGACGAAGCCGGCGAGCTCGTAGCACCAGTCGGCGGGGTCAATCCGACGGCCGCGTCGAGTTGTGCCTCGACCAGGCCCACGGCTCGATCGACCATTGCCGGATCGAGCCGCTTCTCGAGTCGCGCCATCGTCGCCCGCTGCGCCAGTTCCCGAGCCCGCTCGGTCTTCTCGATGACCTTCTGCAGGAACTGGCGCTTCTGAGGGGGGAGAAATTCAAAGCAGGCTTGCTGCAACGCCTGCCACGCCTCCGTCTCGACGCCGCCGAGCCGCGCGCCGAATTCCTCGTCAGTGATCCCGGCGTCTTTGGCCTGGTCGCGGCAGACAAGATACATCACGTCGATCCACAACACCCAATCCACGTCGAACCGCTGATAGGTGGCGCCCGAGAATTCAGCGAGGTCGACCGCCGTGCAGCCCTTATCGATCAGCGGCCGATGGTGGCATCTTTCGGTCTCGCACGTTTGTGCTCTGACCATCTTCACCGTCGGGCCGTCGAGCCTTATCGTCCACTCGTGGCCCTTGTTGTCCTTCCACGTTGGCATGGTCGCTCCTTGGCGGCTTGGCCGCCGGCTGCGGCGGCTTGCGATCGGGCTTCGTCGCCGGCATGCGCCGCTTTCTGGCGAAGTGCTCGGCGCGCTTGGGACTCACGTTCGCCTTGGCGGCCAAGGCCTGAACGTCGACGTCCTCGACGCGCTTCCCGGTCTCCGCCAGGGTGTTGATGAATCGCTGCTCGTCGTCTTTGATGCGTGGCATGCTTTTTGAACCTCGCGTGCGAATACTTGAAGGCTGCGTCGGGCTCGCCGCAGGCCAGCCTCGAACCTGCGCGGATCGTCCGTGTAGTAGCACATTACGGGGTCGCATCCTCGAGCCACGTCAGGTTGAGCGTGGCGTCGTTCGTCGCCGAGCCGTTGGAGGCGTAGCCCACCGTGATCGGGTTGCCGGTGAACGGGTTGGCGCTACCGCCGGTGACGTCCCACACCTGCACGCCATTGGCCTGCAGGTCGATCTCGGCGATCTCGCTGCCGCCGCTGTCCTGGAAGTCGACGTGGCCCATCGACGTTTCGTTGACGCTGGTGAACTTCAGTTGCAGCCCCAGGATCGACAGCGCGTCGCCGTCGATCGCGCAGTTGATCTGCTGCCGCACGCTAACCACCACCGCCGTCGTCGCAATCGGCAGGTTGTCGCCGATGCCGGAGTCAAACGGCATGGAGTTGGTCGACACCGTGCCCACGGTCACGTCGTACTGCACGCCGCCGTCCCAGTAGATGTCGACGTTGTCGCCTGTGGTGATGCCGTGTCCGGCGGTCAACGTCACCGTACCCGTGTTGTCGTCGGTGCGCGTGGTGAGCGTGCCGGTGAATCCCTTGGGAATGGTCGGGTTGCGGTCGCTGCCGCCGTCGGCCGAACGCGCTTGGGAGCGCGAGATGCTCACGCCGCCGCTGAGCGAGACGGCATAGTTTCTGGTGACCATGTGTGGTGCTCCCGTCTAGTGGGTATGGTGTGCGTCGACGCTCTCGATCAGGAGAAGGCCGGCTCGCGGCCGTTGCCGCGGTTCGGCGTGCCGCGGAACGTGATCACCTGCTCGCCATCGAGCGGCCAGGGATCGCTCATCCCGAACGTCATGTCGCCGTCGAAGTTCACGTCGCCGCCGTCGTAGTCCTCGGTCTTGATGGCCACGGCCGTGCCCGCCTTGACCGCCGCCTTGAGCGTGGCCAGGTTGGCGTCGCCCGAGTCGTTGAGCATGGTGATCTCGAGCGCATAGCCGCGGGCGGTGACGCGCTCGGTCGGGATGGGCGGCGCGGAGCCGTCGCCGCGGACCGTGGTGTTGCCCTTGGACGGCGTGAACTCCTCGCTGATGTCGCGCACGTTGGTTAGCAACGTGTTCGCGGTGGACCCGGCGGCGCCCAGGAAGACGCGGCCCTCAAAGCCCATTTTCACGGTTTCGGTCATGGCTCTGGACTCCTATGGATTGGGCTTCAGGCCCGAACTTCTGTGAATGCTCCGCCGCCACCCTCGCCGATGCTCCCGCGCCATGAGCCGCCGAAGCGGTCGATGTTCTGCAACAGCGCCGGCCCCATGAACGCGCGCTCGTCGTAGTCGGCGCCCTTGTAGGGCCCGCCTAGCTCGTGCGCTGACGCCGAGGTGCCCACCACGTTGGCCGAGGCTCCCACGATCGCGCCGAAGCGATCGACGGCGTATCGAATGGCCCGCCTGAGCTGTCCCTTTTTCGTGGCCGGCGGCTGGCCCGGAGGCGACGGCTTGCCCAGCGGGTCGGGAATGATCGACGCCTGCGCATCCAGCCGGATCCGCGCGGCGGCGTGCCCGAAGTTCCGAAACCGGGCCTCTTCCTCAGCACGACGGATCTTCTCCGTGTCGATCGTCACGTCGATATCAACGCCGACGAAACCAGGTGAGCCCTGGCCCTTCTTGACGAATCGGCCTCGTGAATCGCGTTCGGGAGGCATCAGTTGTTGCTCGTAAACTTCTCGCAGGTGACCGGCTCCAGCGGCAGCCGCGGCCGGTAGTACAGCGCGCCCTGCGACTGGCAGCCGCGCGTGTCGCAATAGCACGTCTCGGCATCGCTGTTGACCATCGGCTCGTGACAGGCCGGGCACAGCACCTCGCCGGTGTAGAGGGCGTCCACGTCGCTGCCGCTGACCATGTCGAGCGCGCCTTGCAGGACGTCGAGCAGTTCGTTGGCGCGACCGTCGCCGGCCGAGACGCTCGAGTCCTCGACGCTGACGCAGATCAGCCTGGCGCCCATCTGGATGCGTTTTTCGACTTTCATGGCAGGTCCTTGTAGCGCCCGAACGTCACGCGGACGATGCCTGTGAACTGGGCCGCCTCGCGCAGGTGCCCCACGTGCGGTGCGACCGGCACGGTGGTGCTGCGCCAGATGCCGGCCAGGTAGTCGGGCAGGCGCTGCTTGGTGAGCTGCAGGTGCAATTGCTCGACCAGCAGCATCACGGTGTTGACCTCGGCCACGCTGACGCGGCCCAGCGCGTCCTTGGCCTGGGGACCGAAGTGCTTCCGCACCGCCACCAGGACGGGCACGTCGAAGCGCACCTTCTCGTGCGACACCAGGGCCACGGCCTGCTGCAGGGTGTCGAGCACCACGTCGACATACAGCTCGTTCTCGGGCAGGCTCTGGTCGGCCGTGTCGAGCGGCACTTCCCAGTCGGCGTAGCTGTGCACCGGCGTGAAGCGCTGCGCGAACACGTCGGCCGCGGACCAGGCCGCTAGCTGCGCGGTCAGCGCTTCGGCGATCTCCACGGCGACAGCGGTCATTTAGCCGACCTTCTTGGTGTCCACCGAGTACCGGTATTCGCCGGGCAAAAGCTCGACGGCTTCTCGGTCTGTCTTGGGCAGCACGTCGTACGTTGCGTCCTCGTCGACGACGGTGATGCGGTCGCCGCGTTGCGGCCGGATCGCCTGGCCGTCGATCACACACGACACCGCGGGTAACACAAACCGCCGTTGCAGCACGGCGGTGAGCATCCCGTTGGCATCCAGCAGTTCCCGTTTCTGGTCCTCGTAGGTGGCCGTGAAGGGGTCCGTCGTCTTGCCCGCGCGCGTGAGCGTGACTTGGACGCCGAACGTGTGATCGAGTCCGGCGCCCGCGTACTGCTCCAGCGTCTGGTCGGCAAGCGAGGGCATGGCCTTACGCGGTCACGTTCGTCAGCAGGTGGCCGGCCTCGGGGTGCAGGATCTTGACCTGCCGCTTGTTGCGCGGCCGCAGCACGCCGCCACGGACCTTTTCCTCACGGTATTCGTCGAAGATCAGCGAGCCGTAGCCCGCGTCCTCGGCGCCCGGCAGCGGCTCGCCGTTCTTGGTCGAGAACACCGTGCGGCCGATGTGCGGCATGGGCGATTCCAGGTCGCCGTCGATGCCGTCGTCGTTGACGACGCACAGCATGGCCCTGGTGTCGTCCCACATCCGCGACAGGGAAGCGGACTGCCCCTTGTCGGCGGTGTTCTTGAAGCCGCGGCCGACGAGGATCCGATCGACTTGCAGCACGTCGTGCAGGCCGCTGATCACGTCGGTGACCATCGAGTCGTTGATGCCCGAGTTGAGCGCTAACAACAGCGCGCTGCTGTCATACTTCAACAGGCTCTCAAGCCGGTCGGTGCGGAGCATGGCCGTGTAACCGGCCTTGGTGATGACCAGCGTGTTGGGGTCTTCGCCGCAGCCGACGTTGACCTTTTCGCGAGCCGCGTCGATCACCGCCACCGGGTCGGCCGAGGCCTTGGTGGTGAACGGCGTGCCGACAGCGGTCGTCAGCGCCGCGCCCGTCCACGTGCTGGTGCTGAATACCGCCTCGGCGATGTCGTATTCCAGCCGTTGCAGGATGCGGTTGACGGCCCGCAGCATGGCGATCTGCTCGACGCGCACCACGTCGCCGTAGCGCTCCACGCTGGCGTCGTCGACCACCTCCTCGACGCCGTGCTCTTCGACGGCATAGCTGTCCTTGTTCCACTTCCAGCTGTCGCGGTTGTATTCCGCCTTCGGGGACCGCTTGGTGTCCTCGATCTTCGTCAGCAGGGCCTCGATGTCGATCTTGGCAAACTCGGCCGCCTCCTGCTCGACGCCGATGGGCGGCAGGACCTTGAGGCCGATGAACTTGCGCAAATTGGCCAGGAGCGAGAATTCCTGGTAGGTCAGCGACAGGTCGAGTCGCGTGATGCCGGTTGAAGGTTTCATTCGTCGAGCTCCTGTGCAAATAAAAACGGGGGCGGCGTTCAAATCGCGCCCCCGTTAAGGCTCGACGTAACGGCGTCTCGGAGGGCTGGCCGGCCCTGCCTTGGCCGCGAGCCGCGATCTTTCACGCGGCCCCCTACGGGTTTGTCTGCTGGTTAAACCTGCCTGTGGTTGTGGAAACTACCCCTTGATGTCGGCCAGCACCGAGATCTTCGAAATCTCGGGGATCATGACGCCGGCGTTGCCGGTGTCCGATCCGCTGAACGCGACGCGGATCACGAGCACGTCACCGGGTGCGAGGCCGGCCGGCGTGATCGTGAAGTCCTTGTCGGCCGGCGTCACACTGTTGATGCTTTGAGCGGACGTGGCGCAGATGTCGCTGCCGACCGCGCCGTCGTCGTCCTTCTTCCAGCACTCGACGTCTACCAGCGCCGTGCCGTCGGAGATGGTCGTCAACATGGCGCCACGCACCCGCACGGTCAGCGTTTCGCCAGCGTCGTACTCGGGCGGCAGCGTGAACTCGAACGCCCCCTTTTCGTCGGTCGACGCTCCGCCGAAGTCGACGCCCTGCAGAGTCGGGGCGTCGGTGCCGGGGGTGCCGGTGATGAGCGCCATGTCGTCGTCGGCCGCCGTCCCGGGCAGGTTCGTGTGCATCGCGTCGTGGACGCGAACGTCGGTGAGCTGGATCGGGTACTCGGCCAGCGCATCCTGAACCAGGTTCGATCGCGCCACCGTGCCGGTGATGCTGGCCCGACGCTTGAAGACCTTGATCACGCTGCCGTCGCCGCTGGCGGCCTCCATGGCCATGCCGCGAATCAGCGTTCCGCTGGTGGCGATCTTGCCGTCGGCGGCCGCGTACACGGTCTGGTACTGGGCGATCGCTTCCGACGCGATCATGTGCTCCACGCCGGGCGTGTCCAGCGGGCACACCGTGCCGTACGTATCGGCGGCCAGCGTGTGCTGCTCGAGCGTGCCGAGCTCGTCCTCGGCGGCGCCGGCGGCCACCAGGTAGCCGCCGCTGAGCTTGACGCGCAACCCTTCCGCAAGGGCCGCATTGTTGGGAAAGGTCGGTTTTTGATTGACCAACATGGGTTGGGTTCCTTGTGGAAAAGACGCGCTTATGTTCACGCCCGCTCAAATCCCCAAAGCGACCATGTTCCTGGCGCCGGGAAGATGGTGGCGTTTTACTTGCCGCCGATCGCCTCGAGCTTCTCCTCGATCTGCCGGCGCTTCTTGGCGGTATCACCGCCGGTAGCCACCAGGTAATTCTTGTAGAGCTCGGGGTGCGTGCTCGCGATCCGCGCAATCGCGGACTGCCGACGCTTGAGCGCCGTCACGCCGTCACGCTGCGGGCCGACGGCCTTAGACACCAGCGCGTTGAAGTCCTCGATCGGATCGCCGCTCTGCAGATCGCCAGCGTCGGTGCCGCCCAGCGCGCCGCCAAGCGGGTCGTGCCCCAGGCTGCCGCTGTTGATGCGCTTCTCGCCCTGCGCCTTTTCGAGCTCTTCCTTCTGCTTGGCCTTGAGCTCATCGAGCTCCTTGGCGTGCGCCTCTTCCTTGGCCTTGAGCTGCGCGTCGACGTGCTTGGCGTAGTCGACGCTGGCCTGCTCGAGCGTGGCCTCGTTCTCGATCTGCTTCTCGCGCCAGTCAGCCGTCGAGTTGGGGAAGGCCTCTTTCAGTTGCTTCAAGGTGGCTGCGTCCATCTTTTGTCTCCCGAATAATGGAGTGGTCTTGTTCTTGCGAGTGGCAGCCACAAGCTGCTCGTACGTTTGCTCCAGCGTCTGGACGCCGTGTAGCAGTCCATCGTCGACGGCATCCGACGCCATGATCACGCGGCCGTCGGCCAGGTCGCGGATGTCGGCCAGCGGCAGCCCGGTGCCGCGCGAGATCTGTTCCAAATAGGCGTCGTTGATCGTGTTCACCAGGCGTTGAGCCTCGGCCAACTGCGCCTCGGTGATCTTCGTGCCGGGCTCGCCCATGCCCTTGAACTCGCCGGCCTTGATCACGTGCACCTGGATGCCCAGGGCCTCGGCCTCGCCGGAGTAGTCCACCAGCACTGAATAGGTGCCCATCGCCCCGTACATCGCCGTGGCGTTGTTGGCGAAACGCCGGGTGGTCTGGCTCATCACCGCCACGCCGGCCGACGCCGTCATGTCGTCGACGAACCCGTAGATCGGCTTGGCCTCAGCGAAGCGAGCCACCTCTTCGGCAAACTCCTCGTTGCCCTTCTGCGTGCCGCCCGGCGTGTCCATCACCAGCATCGCACCGGCGACGTCGGCCGATTTGCGTGCCTGCCGCAACTGCTGCCGCGCTTGTACTGTGCTGGCGCCGCCGCCCAGCGACGACGCGTATTTCATGGTCGGGCCGATGATCGAGATCACTGCGATGCCGTCGGGCGTGAGCGGGTAGTCCCGATCGCTCTGCGCCTGCTTCGCGTCCGTGGGCCCCTTGCCGTTGAGATGCGCCGGCAGGTTGAGCCCCTGGTACTGGTCAACGATGCGCCGGAAGGGCTCGTCGTAGACGCACCACAGGCCGAAGTAGTCGGCCACCTGGGGCGGCAGATCGAAGGCCGGCTTGAGGATGAAGTCGTTCATCGGGCGGGCCTCCGGTCATCGCTGGGTTGGTCTGCCGGCTTGGCGTCGTCTTCGTCCCCTTCCATCGTGGCCGTGGCCACCGCCTCGCCGCCGTCGCTGGTGTTGGCGCTAATCGCCAGCTTCGCGCCGGTGGCCTCGTTGCCGTAGCGGATCTCCCGCCACAGCATGTTCACGTCAGCCATGGTGAAGACCTCGGGGAACTCCCCGACGATCTTGACCGCCTCGACGACTGCTGCGCGGATGAACTTGCCGCGATCGCGGATGACCTCCGGTACGAAGTCGTCGAGGTCGATGCCGCGGGCGGCCAGGATGCTCCGCATGCTCTTGAGGTTGCGACGCTCGGCCAGGTCCTCGGCCGCCGCGTCTTCGAGCGGCTTGACGTACGGCCAGCCCTTGGGCCGGAACCGGAAGTTGAACGGGTTGATGCCGCGCTGCGTGGCTGCGTACAGCGCCGGGTCAAAGAACGGCGAGCCGGGCGTGACGCGCTGCCGCGTCTTCCACTGGTACGTCGGTACGTACAGGCCCTGGATCAGATCGGCGATCAGTTGCTCCAGCCGCATCTTGACCTGGTCAAACGTCATGCGGCCGCCGTGGAAGTTAACGAGCGACCCGTCGAGCAGCAGGAACGACAGCGGCAGATCGAGGTTGACCGCCAGCATCGTCAGCATTAGCGCCGCGTGCTTGAAAAAGCCCTCGGTGGGCATGGTGGCGTTCCAGCCCTTAAGCGAATAACCCTCGGGCGCCTTGAGCACCTGGGCCGGCTCGCCGACCTGCTCGACCGTGATCTGCTGCAACCCCAGGCCGACGTCGTACTGCGTATAGCGATCGCCGCCTTGCGGCAGCTTGCCCGAGCCGCCGGTGGGCATGCCATTGGGGGCGAAGTTCTCGGAGTTCTCCATCAGGTAGGCGATCAACGCCCGCCGTAGCGCGCTTTTGATGTGCGCGTAATTCAGATCGTCAAAGCCGCGCATGGCCACCCGCGGCGGCGAGAGCCGGCTGATGCCCCGGCGCTGCTTGAAGCGGTGGGTGAACCCCATCCAGAACACGATCTTGTTGCCTTCCAGGTCGTAGGCCGGGAAGCGCCGCGATTGCCCGCGGCTGAGACTCTGGTGCGGCGTCAGACTGCGGGGCGTGAGCCAGTAGGCCACGGTGCGGCCGCGCTGCACTTCCACGCCGTGCACAAAGCCGTCGGTCGCCAGACCGGTTGCGCGGCGGCCCCCGGGGTTGCGTAGATGGTGCGACTCCCAGGTCTCCAGGCTGCCGTCGCGGAGTGGGATGTGAACGATGTCGCCGTCCTGGCACTGGCTAAAGAACGACTGCCGCGCGATCTGCTGGAACGTGCGGCGCTGTTCGTAGTCGCACAGCCGCGGGTCGTCGCACCAGGCGTGCCAGAAGGCTTTCTGGTCGGCGTCGACCGCTTCGTCGCCGCTGTCGACGTCGAGCGTGAAGTCGCCGATCCGCATGTTGGCGATCAGGCGGTTGATGGCCTGCTCGACAAGGGGATGGTCGCGCACCGCGGAGCGCCCCCGCTCGACCATCAGGAAATAGTTGCGCTCGGTGCGGTAGTGGTAGTCGGCGTCGGTGCCGAGTGGATCGATCCCGCGCGGGATGGGATTCATCCGGTCGCTGGTGCCGGCCGCGTAGGTCTGGGCCGCCTCGCGATCGCGGCGCTGGGTGAAGTAGGCTTCATCCAACTCGCGGATGCGCTGGGCCAGGTTCCGCTCGCCCGCGTGGCCGTTATGGGCAGCTGCGATCATCATCACCGCGATAGCCGTACGGTCCGAAGTTCGAAAAGTCGCTGTGCAGCACGCTCGGGTTGGCCAGGCGCTGGGCGTCGGTCTGCGGGGCGTTGGCCGTGTACCAGGCGAGGCACATCTGGAGCTGGCGCTCGATGGCCTCGACGTTCACGTCCACGCTCAGCTCGCCGCGCCGGAAGGCCTCCTGCACTTTGTCGAGCTTGGCCCGCAGCGCCATGATGCGCCGCCGAGCCAGTGCCACGTCCGAATCGACGTCGTAGCCCAGCGTCGCGGTAAGTTCCGCCTCGATGCCGGCGATGGTCGTCAAGTCGGCCATGTGCCCACTCTGGCAGTTGGCGCAGCTCGGCTGCAATGCTCAGAGCATCGGGCGCGTCGGGTTTGGGTGGATTCGGGCGCGTCGGGCGCGTTGTGGTATACTGGCCGCCGCCACAACCACCAGCTGGGGGAGCCCTGCCATGAGCGCATTGGCTGAACACACCATGTGTGTTGCATGCGGCGTTGCCAGAGAAACCAAGCCGACACAGCGTGGACTCTTGCGATTGCCACGTGGCTGGAAGCGCATCGACGACGAAGTGCTCTGTTCTAGCTGCACACAGGATCGCTACGTCCTGCGGGCCGTGACCCTGCCCATCGCCAAGCCGCTTGATTCAACTTGGGCAGAGTTCCGCGAGATCATTCGCGGCCAGTGGTCTCTCGTGTCTCAGTGCATGACCTGGATGGTCCGCGAGTTATACGCCCGCGACGCCGCACGCGCCGGCACGCACGACAAGCTTCCCAAAATGGAGCGGGTGTATCTCTATCCGGAAGCTCGCGAGAGATTTCCTGGCCTCGTGCCGGCGACGGTCTCGGCGCTTGAGCAGCTTGCTCAGTCGAAATACCGGAAGCAGCGTTACGGCGTGCTGTGGACACAGGAGGAACAACTGCAAACGCTGCGCTACCCGCAACCGCTGATCGTGCCAGCGAAGAACTGGTCGATCGAGATATCACCGACGAATGCCCGGCGGGATATCGTGCTGACGGTGCGGATCGCGGGCGCGCCGCGACAACTACGGCTGCGTAGTGGCGGCAACTTCCGCCGGCAGCGACTCGATATCGAAAAGATCATCGCCGGGGACGCCGTCAAGGGTGAGTTGGCTATCTATCGCAAGCGGGCCGCCGGCACGGATCGGGCGGGCGCCAGCGGTCAGAAGTCGAGCGCGCTGGGTAAGGATCGTGGGGACGGCGGGCAGCAGATTCGCTACGACACGATGGTCAAGCTGGTGGGGCGCTTCCCGCGCAAGCAACACGCCGAGCGCACTGGAACGCTGTACGTACGGACGGCTGGCGAAAGCCTGCTCGTGGCGTTGAACGCCAAGGATGAGAAGCTGTGGGTGCTCAACAGTGACCACGTGCGGCGGTGGTGCGCGGAGCACATGGCGCGACTCAATCGCTGGAGCGATGACGCCAAAGCCGAACTGCGGCCCACCGTGCCGTTTGCCGATCGGCGGCAGGCGGCAGCGGTAAAGTTCCGCAACCGCATTCACTCGGCTTGCCTGGAGGCGGCAGCGCAACTGGTGGCCTATGCTGTGCGTCGGAAATTCGCCGAAGTGCGGTACAATGACGCGGACAAGAGCTACGTGGGCCGCTTCGACTGGAGCGGTCTCAAGGCGGCGATCGAACATAAGTGCAATGCAGACAACCTGCGATTCATCGACGCGAGCGGCGCGGTGAAGTCGCCATCCCGGGAGCCGCTCGAAAGTGAAGGGTGATCTTATGTTAAGGCGTCCGCAACGCCTAGCGCGGGATAGCTCCGGTACGTTTACCGGCCGGGGTGCTCGCGGAACGCGGCAAAAACTGTGCGGGGAGAACACGTTACGTGGCCGCCCCCGCAGTGGATGAACGACGTTGAATCTGCTGCGGGAATAGATAGGGAATCGCTCCCACGGGACTCCTGCCCCCGCAGTGGATGAACGACGTTGAATCTGCTGCGGGCGGCGAGTCGAAGCTTTTCACCCTCACGCAGTTGGGCCCCGCAGTGGATGAACGACGTTGAATCTGCTGCGGGAACGATGTCGTCTCCCGAGACCCAGACCGCGCCGCACCCGCAGTGGATGAACGACGTTGAATCTGCTGCGGGTCGAATCCCGCGCTGCTACTTTGGAAATGCTTGATCGCCGCAGGTCATGGGCCGACGCGTATTTCATCGCCGAGGCGATCGAAGCGAACGTGACACCCAGCCAGTTCCCGCGGTACGTGGCTCATAGAACACGATGCCCGTCGACGCCGCCTACCCCCTGGACAACTTCAAGGTGATCGCGGGCAAGCGCTCTTCGCACAGCGCGACGCCGTGGATTGGTGGTACGCCGCATTGGGCGCCGCAGCTTCGTGCTGGGGCGCGACTGGATCGCCTACCTCGAGAAGGCGCCGACCGTGTAGCGATAAAAACGCGGACAACCGTTCGATTGTCCGCGGCTCGATGTGCTATGCCCGCACGCGCTTCGCGCCATGTTGTGCATGTGCCTCGGCGACCGCTTCCAGCAGATACCGCACGCCGTCGGCCGGGCTGACCACGCGCCGGCCGTTATCCAGCGTCGCCTGCCGCCGATCGAGGCCGTGGACCAGGCGCCGCAGCGCGTTGGTCTGTTCGCGCGTCAGCTTGATGTCGAGGTGGGCGCACCAGTCGATTAACGTGGCGTCTGGATCAAACGGTGCCTCGATGAGCACGGTCGCCAACGCTGGAGCTGCCAGTTCGGGCGCTGGCGTGGGTGGCGCGACGGTGCGCCGGCCAAGCGGAATGATCGCTGGATCCTTGGGCGTCGCCGGCAATGTGGTCTTGGCGGCTTGCTGCTTCTTGCTTACCTTCGGCATGGAGTTCCTCCCGTTTCGTGAGTTACCAGTTGGGGCGATAGACGCTCGCGTCTGTGCCGCCTGACGGCGGCTGTGACGCCGCCTGTTGAGCCGGCGGGGTCTGCACCGCCGTGGACCCAAATACGTTGATGCCGCGTACGCTGCGGGCACACACGGCCTGATAGGTGGCGTCGAAGTAGTGGTTCGGCTTCGGCGACTTCCACCAGCCGGTGCGGGCCCCCTTGAAGCCGGGCACAAACCGCGTCTCCCAGGTCTCGGCCAGGATGTGCTTGGCGTACGATAGGTGCGCGTTGCGATTCACGCGGCCGTCGATGCGCGGCGGGTTAAAGACGCGCAGCGAGCCCGGCTCACCCGTTTCGGCCAGGAACCCTTCGTGGACCTTGAGCTTCCAATGGTCGGTGTTCATGTCCACGGTCGGCACGCCGGCCGGGAACGACACGTGCCAGTTGTCGCCCGCCACGATGCGCCGGCCACCGGGCTGGCGATAGGGCGATTGCCCCTTGGACGGGCAGCAGCGGTCGAATCCGATCTCGCCGCAGAACAGCGCCACCGGCTGGGTGTTCCAACTCTGTTCCTTCCAGCCGGTGTCGATCAACGCCAGGTCGATGGTCCACTGGTCGTTGCCCGACTCGCTGGCCATGGGCGACGCTTCCTGATTCTGCCACCAGGCGTGCAGGCCTTCGAGGATCAACAGCTCGCAGTCAGCTGCGGGGCGGTTGGCCGTCTGGAATTCAAAGAAGTCGTAGTCGATGACGATTCCGACGGCGTTCTCGTTCCAGGCCACGAGCGCGTAGTGCAGGCCGAGCTTCTGCACGTCGCCGCCCGCCGTGATGCACACCGTGCCTTCGGGCACCACGCGGCGCTCGATGCCGCTTAAGCAGTGGTTTTGGATGTGGTAGGCGGTGAGGATCAGCCGTGCCGCGCCCTCTTCCTCGGGCGGGTTGTTATCCATCTCGCACGCGACCGAGTCGGGGTCGGTGCGGGCCACCTCGTTGTAGTAGTGCTGCAGCGCCGAGACTTCGACCTGGGTGCCATCGCCCAGCACGGACGGGTCGTAGCGGTGCTCGTTGGCGACCACGGCGCCGGCGTCCATCAGCGCGCGGCGCTCGAGGTAGAACGCGTGTGACCGCCGGCAGTGCTTATCGGTGCTGATCTGGGCCTGAAACTCACGAAACTCCTTCTCGCGCAGTGAAACGTATTCCTCCCACAGGTCTTTGCGGTCAGGCGGCTTGATCAGGTAGCGGAACCGCCGCCCCTTCCAAGTCGGCTTCTGCTCGGGATCCGTGTATTTGAACGACACGCAAGTGCGGTTCTGGATGGTGGTCAGCATGACGCGGGCCACCGGCTTCTGCTGGCTGCCCAGGCCGCCGATCGCTCGATCGATGCGCTCCATGAGCTTGATGCCGCCCTCGCCGAGCTCGCCGGGACGCTTCCCCGGGCGGATGGTCTCTTCGGTGTCGGGGTCGTCGATGCCGACCAGCTGCGGCCGCCGGCCCTTGCGCTTGAGGCCGCGGATGGCCGAGTCGAGGCCGCGCGTGGCGATGATCGCTCGAGCCGCCGGCGCCCCCGGCACATTGGGCAACACGATCTCCGATCCGCACCAGGTGAACTTGCTCGAGACGCGGCGGTACGGCTGGCCGTTGTCGTGCCGTTCGCCGCTCACCAGTTGGTACTGGGCGCGGTTGGGCGTGTTCTCAAGTGCCCGGACCGGCACGCAGACTTCCGGGTAGTCGTCCAACAGCAGCGAGTTCTCTTCGATCGCTGTTTTGATGGAGTCGAGCGAGTCGTTGGCCAGCGTGGCGGTGGCCGCGCACAGAACAGAAAACGAGAGCGCGCCTTGCAACGTGTATTTCAACAGCAGGCGCTCGAACAGGCTGGTCTTGCCTTCGCCGCGGCTGGCCGCGATCGCCTGGTCGCCGCCGTACACGATGGCGTCTCGGATGGCGCTGATCATCTCTTGCTGCTGCACGGTGAAGGCGTACCAGAACGGATCGTGCAGGCCGCACTCGATGCTGAAGTAGTGCATAAGCCAATCGATGTCGTTGGCCTCGAGCCGCTCGCGCCGCTCGCGGTTGGCGCAAGCCGGCACGACAACCTCTTTGGCCGCCGCCCGCTGCTCACGCTTGCGTTCGACGTCGCGTTCGCGCTCCGACGAGCGGCCGGTGATCTTGTCCAGCATGGCCAGTTGCTTGCGCAACGTGGCCGCCGCTTCGGCTGCCCGGGCCTGCATCTCTCGGGTGTTGGCGGCACTTTGTTCGCTCACGTCTTGCCGCCCGGGCTCTTCCACAGGCCCTGTTCGGCCATGGCGTCGACCATCTCCTTGGCGGTCATCGGCTTCTTGGCCTCGGCCAGTAGGCCCGCCCGCCCGGCGCGCCGTGGGGCCACGTGGGCGGCCAGGCCAACGGCCGACATCCCGGTCTGATCACCGCGGTAAGCGCCCCGCATGCGTCGCGGGGCGTTTCTCGTTGACGTGCCGTACCTGGCCAACGCGCGCAACAGGCCGCGGGGCCGGCGGCGTCTGGCGTTCACGTGGCAACCTCCTGGTGGACTAGCTCAGCCTTGCCGCCGGTGAACTTCTCCCACCGCTCGACGATCACGTCGCAGTACAGCGGGTCAAGCTCCATCACGAACGATCGCCGGCTGGTCTGCTCGGCGCCCATCAGCGTGCTGCCGCTGCCGCCGAACAGGTCGAGCACGTTCTCGCCCGGCTGCGACGAATAGCGCATGGCCCGGGCAGCGAGCTCCACCGGCTTCTCGGTCAGGTGGACCATCGATTGCGGGTTGACCTTCTTGACGCTCCACACGTCGACCGCGTTGTTCGGGCCGTAGAACTGGTGTGCCGATCCGAGGCGCCAGCCGTAGAAGCACCACTCGTGGTTGCCCAAGAAGTCCTTCCGCGTCAACACCGGGTGCTCTTTGACCCAGATGATGGCCTGCGAAAAGTAGAGCTCGCACGCCTTCAGGGCGGGCGGGTACTTGGCGCAGTTGGCATATCCGCCCCAGACGTAAAACCCACGTCCGGGCTCGAGCACCCGGGCGATATTGCCGAACCAGGCGTCCAGCAGTTCGTCAAACGCCTCGTCGCTGACAAAGTCGTTCTCGAGGGGCCGGTCCTTGGCCCGCATTTTTTTTCCGGTCGGCTTCGATTTGCCGGGATGACGCGCGAGATCGAGCGATTGGTGGTGCTTTGGCCCTTGGAACGAGCTCAAGCCTGCGGCGATCGCGTTGTTGCTCCGCGGCTCAACCTTCACGTTGTACGGCGGGTCGGTGTTGACCAGGTGGATCACTGCCCCGTCCAGCAGCCGGTCCAGGTGCTCTGGGTTGGCCGAGTCGCCGCACAGCAGGCGGTGGTCGCCGAGGATCCACAGGTCGCCCGGCTTGGTGGTGGCCTCGCCGGGCAGGGCCGGAGCCTGGTCTTCGACGATCTCCCCGTTGTTGGCGGCCCGTCCGGCTATGCCGGCGGACTCGGCTAGCGACGCGAGCATGCCCTGCAGCGCTTCGCTATCCGTCTCGATCTGCCGCAGCAGCGTGTCGAGCTTCTCCGGGTCGGTGCCGGCCATCGCCGCGAGCGGGTCGACCGTCGCCAGCAGCTTGGCTGCCTCGGCCTCGTCGACGTCCAACACGAGCACCGGCCACTCCGTGTCGGGGGCGACGTCGGCCCGCAGGTGGCCGTCGATCAGATGTAACCCCTCCGGTGTCTCCCGTACCAGGAGCGCGTCGGCGATGCCGACCTCGGCCAGGATCCCGCGCAAGGCGTTTTGCTGGTCCTTCGAATGCGTCCGCCAGTTGCCCGGGTTGGGCAAAATCTCGCTCGCCTTCACGCGGCGAAGCTCTTTGATCCGATCTCGAATTGCCATGCGAACTTGCGCTCCTCATTTCAGGACGGACGGACTGTAGGTGTGGGGCGCGTGGCGGGGGTGGGAAACCATTTCTCGCCTGGCCCAGAAAGTACCTACCCAGTTTCCCAGCCTTAACATGTTAAGATGCGCTGCCACTTTGGCAGGCCTCAGGGCGACCACATCGACCCACCTTCACGTGGTTACCTCAAAGAAATGTCTCGCTGCCGCCTGCCCGTCGCCGGTTGCCCACCAGCGGTAGCGCCAGAAGCCCGCGGCGTCCGCGTCGACGTAGGCCACGTACGTGCCAGTCGACTCTTTGATGATCTCCGCGTCGGTGCCGTAGACGTAGTCGATGGGGTCGGCCCCGCTCGGTGGCTCGATGGTGAGCCGCACGACCTCCGGGTCGTAGACGCCACCCAGGTCGGAGTCGGTGAACACGGCACGCAGGCGTGGCCTGCTGCCAAGCGGTCGCCGGTTGTAGGTCATGGTCTGGCCCTCCGTTAGGCGCAGAGCTCATCGCTAATGGCCACCGTGCACGGCAGCTCGTCACTGATGGTCACACACCCTCGTCGCTTATAGGTCACGAGATACTTCGGGCGCGATGCCGCCGTGGCGCTTTCGTACGAGTGCAGGTTCACGAATTGGTCCACGCCGGTTGCCTCCGGTCCCCGTAGTCGCAGCTCGAGAAGTCCCTCGCGTTCGGCGATGGCGTCGACGTGCAGGGCGAGCAGGTTGGCGAAGGTAAGCGTGGCGCTGGCGTTGGTGATCGTGGCCTGGTCCCCATCGACAGCCGTGTAGTCGCCACCCTGGGTGCCCCAGGGGTTCGTGCCGTCGTACGTCTGCCACGTCGCCGTGGCTGGCACCCATAGGGGCTGGGTGATGCGTTCGGCGTAGAACGTCGATGAGGCCGGCAGGGTGGCCGTCATGCGGCGCGTGAGCACCAGGGAGGCTGCTACGACCTCGATGCCCGTGGGAAGTGACGTCAGATCGACCCGCACGGCCGCGCGCGAGGCCTTGTCGACGCTTAAGGCGCGCACGTTGCCGACCACCAGCGTATCGGTGCTGCCCGCGGGGCTGGTGGGCGCGCCCTCGTAGAGCGAGCAGTCGAGCGTCGGGTTGATGGTGGTGGTGGGCATTTGGTCGCTTGGGTCCGCTTTGAGCGTTGCCTCACAGAATCCGCAGCATGATGGCCGGCGGATATTCTTCGATCGGCGTCCCGCCGCCCTCGAGGGCCGTCACGATCACCGGTTTGACGAACTTGTTGTTCTTGCAGTCAATTTCGACCGGCGGCGTGTACGAGTTGCCCCGCAGGTCCTGGGGGTCAGTCTCGACCGTGGCCGTGAGCGTCCACTCGCCGGTCCCGTCTTCGTCGAGAAGCTGGTAGGGCACGCCGGCGTCGGTAAGTCCGTACAGTCGCACGACGACGTCGGTTGTCACGGGCACGGCCGTCTTGTAGCGGAGGTTCATCTGCACGCCGGTGCCGTTGCCGTCGAGGGCGCACGCCTCGCGATCGATGGCCTCCGGCTGCTTGTAGTTCCCATCCGCCGTGTGGACGGTCGTGCAGGCCGCCACCGCCTCGCTGGGGATGGTCACCGGGCTGAACTGGTAGCCGAAGTGCTTGTTCGTCAAGGGGATCGTCATCGCATAGCTCCTGGAAAGGCCTTAGTACACGCCCAGGTCCGCCAACTGCTGGTGCACGGTGGGTCCGAAGGCGGCCGGTGAAAAGATCATGTTCTTCATGGCGAAGTCGCCGCCAAAGGCGTCGGTGGACGGCGCGGTCAGCGCCGCCCCGAAGCTGGGCGGGCGGCCGGAAGCCCCGGCGGCCAGGTTGGTGATGTTGCCGGTGCTGTCGGCGGTCGACAGCGAGGCCGGCGGCGTGAGACCGGTGCCATAAGCTCCGTAGTAGCAGCGCACCTTTTGGCCGTCCCCGCCGCCGTCAAAGCCCAGGTAGTGCGGCACGCCGTCGGCGGCGAAGCCGACGGGGAAGGCGTTGTGGCTCAACACCGTGCCGGCCGAGGAGATCAGCAACAGCCACACGCCGCCGCCGCCCGATTGCAGGTAAATCCAGGTGCCCACGCCCGAGCTGGTGTCCTTGTTGATAAAGATCATCGTGCTGGAGGCCAGCGAGTAGGTGGCCACGATCATCGACACGCCAAACACGCCGGTTTCGTGCAGGTAGTCGGCAAAGTCGTCCAGCGTGGCCGCGTCGTCTTCGTCCCAGGCGGCCAGGTACGCCGTCGTGGTTCCGCCGCTGATCCGCGGCAGGCGCAGCATGGGCCCGCAGTAGTCGCTGACGATCACGCGGTTGGGGCGGTGGCTGTAGCTGCGCCACAGTTTCTTGGCCGTGCTGTCGCGCAGGCAGCCCACGCCCTGATTGTGGTGCGGCGGGATGTAGCCGTGGTCGAACCCGCCCCAGATGTCGGCCCCCAGCGCGCGGCCGCCGTCGTGGAAGAAGCAGCCCAGACGCAGCGAAATGTTCGCAAGCGCCGCGGCCGTCTCCGCCGGAATACTGGGCAGCACGGCCTGGTTGCCCAACAGCGTGTCGGGATCGGTCTTGGTGATGCTCGACAGGTCAACCGGGCTGTTGATGGCCTGGCCGATCGTGAACCGCAGGGCCGACACGTCGCAGGTCAGTCCCAGTGTGCCGTCGGAGCGGCTGCCCAGCCGGCAGGCCAGCGTACTGGTCACGTAGGACGACAGTGCCGAGGAGGCGGCGGTGGCTTCGGTAAACACGTTTTCGCCGGCCCCGCCCACATTGGAAACCCACACCCGCAGGCCGCCGGCGTAGTCCTGGGAGGCCCACAGCGTGTGCCACAGGCCGTCATTGAGGTTGTAGGCGGCGTCCGAAAGGATCACCGTCCGCGAGTAGGTGGCGTCGCTCAGCGAGACCGAGAAGTTGTGCGTGGCCAGCTTGGAGATCGACCAGCCGCGGCCGGTGCCGTTACGGTTGTCGATCAGGTAGCGGACCGCCACCGTGGTATCGCTGGTGCGAAAGCGGAGGCCGCAGGTCACGTCCTGGGTGCCCAGCTGAAACGGGCCGCCGTAGGGCTCGCCGGTGCCGCTTTGCAGGGGCTCGATGAGCAGGCCGGCATTGCTGCCGCCGGCAAAGTGCACGTAGCCGTCGCCCCATTCGGCCGTGTTGCCGCTGCCGGGGATGTGCACGCCGTGCGTGCCGTGGTCGCGGATCGGGCAGCCCTGCCGGCTGACCAGGCCGGTGGTGGCTTCGTTGAACGGGTACTCGATCACGATCGGATGCGTGGCGGGCTTTTGCAGCCAGGTCTTGTTGAACCGCTTGAGCTCCAGGTATTCCAGCCCGATCGAGTTGTCTTGCGGCTGGTTGCGGGCGTGCTCGCAGACCACCACCAGGTCCTCGCCGCCGGGGCTGATGATGCTCGAGTAGCCGCCCCACCCCAGCTGAATCGGCCGCCAGGTGGGAAAGGTCGGGTTCGGGTTGCCGGCCTTGGCGTCGCTGCTCAGGAGGCAGGAAATGCGTCCCCGCAGGGGGCTCACCGCCGTCATCGGCCCGGTCCAGAACACGTCGCCGTTGGCCGTCGAACAGACCGAGCCGCAACAGTTGTAGCTGTTGACGGGGTTTGTGCCGTCGAACGTCATGTCGTAGCCGGTAAACGGGTTGTCGGCGTCGGTCACGTCGGAAATCACCGCGTGCCGGCGACCGGTGCCGCTGTTGATGCGGCTGTTGATGTACAACAGGCCCGTGCTGCCGATCTCGCAGAGGTCGGTCTCGTTGGTGTTGTCGTTGTCGCTTTCGGCCGGGTCGAACTGCGCTCCCAGGGCCCAGGTACTGCCGCCGTCGGCCGAATAGATCACGCCGGCATAGCTGGTGCTGCCGATCACGGCGCGGCGGTCGAAGGGAGCCACCAGAGTGCCGGCCTGCGCCCCGCCTTGCAGACGGATAATGCGGCCCGGTCCAAAAATGAACCAGGGCCATTCGTCGGGATTGATGCTGGCGTTGAGGTCCACCGGCGTTTCGAGGCCCGAGGCAAACGTCAGGTCGTCGGTGTAGGCATAGAACGGGTTGGTGATGGTGGCCACGATGCCGCCCGTGCCGCCGTTCTCGTCTTCCAGCGTGGAATACAGCAGGTGCAGGCGTCCGTCGTGGACGCCGGCTGCGCCGAGGGCGACCCACTTCACGCCCGAGGAGTATTCCGGATAGTCGTACAGCAGTTGCGGGCTGTCCCAGGTCCGGCCGCCGTCGCTCGAGAGGGCTCCATAGAAGGCCTGGATCTGGTAGTCGAGCGTGCCGGTTTGGGTTTGCCAGACGGCCCCCAGCGTGCGTCCGGCGATGGGGAAGATGATCGGCGAGCGTTGCCGAAACGTCTGCCAGTAGTCGGCTTCGGCCAGGCCTTGATGGGCCGTGTTGGCATGCGCAAAGGGCATCCACGGACCGCGGCCGCGAATGCCCGTCTCGAAGTAAGCTTGCTCCGAGCGGGAGCGCCCGGTGAGGTCGAGCGCCGGACGCCGCTGTGCCCTGAACTGCCGATTGCGCGTGATCATGTGCTCAGCCAGTGAAAGAGGATGTTGCCCAGGGTTGCCAATACAGACAGGACCGCCGTGCCGAGCGTGCCGAGCAGCAGTTTGCGATCGTCGCGGGCTTCCTTCTTTTCTTCCGCGTGGTCCTTCTCGGCCTGCTCGAGCAGCGCCAGCCGCACCGTTAGCGGCGGCACGCCGTTGCCGTCCAGGACCTTGACCAGCCGCTCGCTCAGCTTCTCCAGCTGGCGGATATCCTTGGTCAGCGTGACCACGTCGTTGCTCAAGCGAATGGCCAGTTCAAACACGCGTTCGGCATTGCCCGGATCGGTTGGCATCGTCGCGTCTCCCTTCCAAAGAAAAAGCCGGGCGGCGGGCACCGCAGGTGAGCCCCGAAACAAGTAACCCGCCGTCCGGCCCCGCAGCCCTCGGGGGGCATTCCCGAGGGCCCGCCTTCATGGCGTTCCACGGTGCCGGATCATTCGCCCTCGGGTTGATCGCCGGCTTCACTGTCCGTGCCGTTGCCCTCGGCAGCGCCCGTGTCGTCGGGCGCTGTATTGATCGCCGGCTGGCCGTCGTCGTCGGCGGCCTCGCGTTCGGCCAGCGCCTGCACGGCCGGCGCGTCGGGAGCGTCGGGCGGCACCTGGTCGGTGGCCACGAACTCGTGCGTCGCCTCGGAGGTGTTGCCGGCGTCGTCGATTGCCGTGGTGCGGACCGTGAACGCGGCGTTCTCGGGCACCTCGAATGCGCCCTGGTTGGCGATGTCGCGGCCCGGATCGAGGCTGTTGGGCGTCAGCGCCTCGCCGCCGCCGTCCACGGTGCGGGTTTGCACCGGCGGCAGGCCCGCGGGCAGCGCGGCCTCTGCATCGATCGTGAGCACGACCTCGCGCGTGACGACGTCGGCCAACGGGCCGAGCTTGAGTTGGAATTGTTGGATATCCACGTTCGGGTCTCCTTGTCGTTCGGATAGGGGGATACGTGTGGGTGGTTGCGGCGTCGCGGGCTTGCCGTACTGGCGAACGTAAAACGCCCGCAGGATGGTGGCGATGTCGGCTAGGTGGTCGGAGATCGCTTGCAGGCTCATCCGTGTTTCTCGTTTCCTTCTTGAAAGAGGCGGCCGGCGGTCGGACGGGCCTAAGGCCTCGACTGTGCCGCCGACCGCCCGACCCGGCAGCCTGCCTCTAGTCGCGCTTAATTCCGATGTCGGTGGCTGTGTCGGTATCCGTGTCCTGGGGTTGCGTGACCTGCGGCGTGTCGGGCCTCGACACCAGGGATCCGATAAACGCTCCGGTGCTCAGCAGTGCGCCGCCGCTGGCCGCCGCCAAGGCCGCCTGCAGCCACCACGGCATCTGCGCCCGGGCTGGCTCTGCGACCGCGGCTGGCAAGGGTGCCACCGGCTCGGGTGCTGGCGGCGGTGGTGACGTTGCCGGAGGTGCCACCGGCTCGGGAGGCGGTGCCGGCTCGGCGGGCTCCGTCGGCGGCGGTTCCTCGGCCGGCGTGGATGCGTTTGGGCTCGGTTCCGACTCCTGCTGCACGACCTTACCCTTGAGCATCGACAGCATCTGCTTGAGATCGTCTTGCCCGCCCCCCTGCACATTGATCTCACCCACGACCATGAAGTCTCCCATGTCGTCCTCACTGTCGGGCGCGACGTCGCTGGGCGACTCGGGATCGAGGCCGTTCGCTGCCCGCATAAAGTCCTGTTGGAACTTGTAGTCGCGCTTCGTGCGGTCATTCGCGTCGCGGAGGATTTGGCGGTGGTTCTCGATGCCGACCCCCAGCGCGGCGGCGTACATCACCGGCAGCAGATCGGCGGCGCGCTTGCCGATCTCCACGCGCGGACTGTCCTCGGTGGTGCTCATACGGTCACCTCGCCGATCAGTTCGGCCGCCTTCTTGCTGGCGGCATCGCTGATCTCGGCGTGCCGCTCGCGGGCCGCTTCGGCTGTGTACGACGCGGCCTGCATGCCCACGTGCAGCACTCCGATCATCATGACTTCGCACGCCTTACGAGCTTCCTGGCTGAGGCGTGTCCCCAGGATCGCTTCCAGTTGCTGAATCAGTCCCGCTGGCTGCGGGCTGTTCTGCTGCGCTGGGTTCTTCGTACCCGAGCTCACGGTAAATCTCCTCTAAGTCGGCATCCATGGTCTTTTCGATGTGGGCCAGGAACGCCTCGGGGCCGCGGGCGAAAGCCAGTCCGGATGCGAATGCGCGTTTGTCGGCCTCCGCAATCCGGGACCTGGCTTCTGCCGCGTAGGCTGCTGGGTCAAGCATGGGTCACCTTCTAGGTGCCGGTACCGACGCCGGTCTCCGACGGGTTGTTGGTCTCGGCGCGGGTGCGGCCCGAACCGCTTTCGATCGCGGTGCGGTAGCCCAAGCCCGAGCTGATCGTCGGCGACGTCAGCTGAGCGGCCCACATCGAGGCCGAGTCGCCGGCCAGCTGGTCGAAGCGACCGGTGCGCCGGGCGCCAGCGGCGCCGAACTCACCAGCCATCGTCGACATCACGGAGGACAGAACGCCTCCATCGACTGCTGATTCCATCACTCACCTCACTTCGTTAGAAACGTCGGCACCGCTTGGATCTCCGGGGGCGCCGTGGCCGGGTCTTACTTCACCTTGAGTTTGCTGATGTCCAGCGGCAGCGTGTCTCCGAGCTTCACTTCGATGCCGTCGATGAACGCCGAGGGCACGGCGTCGGCGTCCCATAGCTCGAAACGCCAGGGGGCGAGATGCGGCTGGATCTGCGCGGCCAGGGCTGGGTAGTCGGCGGGTTGCTCGAGCGCGGCGATGCGTCCGACCAGCGCGTGAAGCTCGGCCTTGAGCTGCGCCAGGTCGCCGTGGGACGCGGCGAGCTGCGTCTCCAAGATCGTGATCCGCCCGCGCAATTCGCACACCAGACGCGCATCGCACCCGCAGCACTCGCCGCCACAGCCCGGCTTGGCGGGACCGGTGGGTGTGGTCGTGGGAGGCGCTGTCGTGGGAGGCGCTGTCGTGGGGGGCGGCACTGTCGATGGCCGCGGCGTCGCTGGCGTTAGATGGGGCGTGGGCGACCGCGGCGGCATCGGCGCGACCGTGTCGCAGTCGCTGCGCCGCGCCGGATTCATGCGCGGAGCATTGCGAAACTGGCCGGCCACCAGCGTCGTCGGCTGGCTCCCCTCGAAGACCCAGCGGTTCCAAGCGGTCTGGAGCGCGCGCACGTTCTTAAAGCCGTAGTATTCGTGCGTGGCGCGGTTCCAGTCGTCGTCGCCCAGCCCGTCGGCCAGGAACGCCACGAAGTGCCGCTTGCCGCCGCGGTCGACCAGGTACGCGACCAGCGAGTGTCCCTGGGCGTACAGCGGCAGGACGTCGTGTGGATACTCCCGCATGCCGAACATCCGCTCAAAGCTGATGCCGCGCCCGGTTTGCAAACACTGAACCAACGTGCGCTGCATGCCGGCGCGCACCGCCGGGCCTTCGACCAGTGTGGCGGCGCCCTCATCGGCCCAGCGTGGCAGCGGGCGGCGGAAGTGCGTGGCCAGGACGGTGTGCAGCACTTCGTGGGGCAAAGACGAGGCCAGCAGCGTCTCGAGCGCAGCGGCCTGGATGTACATCCGCCAGCCGTACACCTGGCCGCCGGAAAACTCGAACTGCGTCGCGCCGCCCGAGCCCAGGTTGTCGGCGATCGCGGCGCGGATCGGGCAGGGCTGTTGCCAGGCCGGGAACTCAGCACCGATCCATTCCTGGGACAACTCACGACGGAACCGCTCGGCGTGGTCGCCGATCTGGCGCGCTGCGGGGGCGGTCGGCGCCTCGACGACGAAGTTGGCCGTACGGTAGCTGGCGCCGCCAGCGGGCCGGATGCCGAGCAGCAGGACGACGGCCATGATCGCGGCACGTTTCATTGAATCGGCTTCTCCTCCCGCGACAGTCGCGAGTAGTGCGAAGCGGGATGCAGGTGGGGGTCGAACCAGGCCACGATGCCGGCTTGCAGAAACGCCTGGCGGATCTGCACGGGAAGGTCGAACCCCAGCACCGAAACGGCGCGTGGCTCGACCGGGTGAAACGAAAAGATCCCATCGGCGCTGCCCCGCACGTGGCCGTACCAGCCGCGCTGGGCGTCGAAGTGTCGCGCCGAGACGAGCGTGGCATCGTGGCACCGCCGGCAGGCCACGTAATCGCTGCCCATGAACGTGCCGTCGTAGTTTTGCGGGACGATGGAAAACGCCTGTCGGCTGGTGGGCGCGAACGCGTGGCCCTCGCCCTCGTTGGGGCTGGCCCACCAGGCGCCCTCGGCCGACTTGAACGGCGTCGAGTCGAGCAGGGCGGCCGCCGTCGCCTCGGGCAGGGCCGGGAGCTCGTCGACCAGCGCGGTCCCGTCGAAGCCGGGGTGCGTGCGATGCCTGCCGACCAGCCGTTGCTGCCTGAGGTGCGTTCGCCGCGGAACCGATTGCGCGGTCTGGGGGTCGACCTCGGCCAGCCGGGCTAGGAATTCCTCGCGCGTGGGGAACGGCCGGAAAATATCGACGTCCCAGTAGTCCTTGCGCCGCTTGCGCACGCGGATCTCGAACGTGTGGGTCACGCCGCGCGAGTCGGCCAGCGTCAACACCTCGGCAATGACCGTGCCGACTGGAAAGATCCACTTCAAGCCGACGTGGGCGCCGTGCGGGTTGTACGGCAGTCGCTCGCGCCACAGCACGACGGGCCAGCGGACGCCGTTGGCCGCTTGGGGTAGCGCTAGCATCTTGAAGCCGGCCACGCGACCTTCCGCCCGGTCGCTGCCACCTGGCATGAGCCAGGGGAAATCGACGTTGGGGTTGCCGCCAAAGCCGTCGGGCAGGCCGTCGTCGGTCGGGTCACCGCTGAGGTTGTTCAGCGGCGAGTGGAACGTGCCGTGGAACTGGTAGGCGGCCGGTATCTCGCGGTCGCTGTAGTACAGGGTCGACGGGTCGAGAAACAGCGCCTGCATGTCCTTGTCGTCGAGCGCCGGCAGCGACCGGCGGCAGGCGTCGAGCTTGGCAGCCGACATGATCTGGAACCCGCGCGGCTGTTCGGCCGCGCGCTTCTTGCCCGGTCGGCCGAGCAGCTCTACCAACCGCGCTTCGCTCGTGGCGCCCACCACGCGCCCGGTGATCCGGCCCTCGGTGGCGACCAGAAACGTGGGCAGGCCCTTGATGTCGTGCGCGGCCCATTCGCTGGGGACGCGCTGGCTGCAATCGACGTTGACCACCTGGTGGCCGGCGGCCGCGATGCGTGCGATCACCGGCTTCATGCCCTGGCAGGGGCCGCACCAGCTGGCAGTGAACGTGTACAGCACCGTCTCGCCGTGACAGAGGCACGCGCGAAGCAGTCCGATCAGCAGGACGCCGACCAGCACGCTCAGTCGAATTCGATGCGCTTCGCTCATCGCATGTGGGTCCAGGGCCGTTGCCGGATGCCCAGTGCGCCGCGCACGACGCGGCCGGCGAAGTAGGGCAGCGAACCGGGCTGCGGATAGCGCGAGGTGTACAGCGGGCGCCATGCGGTGCCCTCCTCGGAGCGGGCGAGCATCACGTAGCGTCCGGTGGTCACGTCGTAGGCCATCATGCAGGGCACGCAGCCGCCGGGCTGGCACGCCGGGCCGGCGGCCGGTGGTTGGGGTTGCGGCTGCTGTGCTGGGGCGATCGCGGCGGCACTCAGCACGACGACAAAGACGAGCAGTAGCGAGACCAGTTTCATGTCGCACTCTCCATAAGCTTGGGCAGGGAGCCGTGTGTGGTCGACGGGTTTCATTGTTGTGGATTGGGCATGCCGGTGTAGGTGATATCGCCTGGTCGCACGTAGGCGAAATCGGATGGTCCGCCAGTCGCCATGTGCGGTCCGAGTTTGGTACCGAGGGGCGGCGTGGCGCTGGGAAGGCAATGCGGCAAAAGCCCACGGGCAAGTCCGTCACGCACGCCGTCTTGATACCCGCGCTCGTATTCCGGCCCGTTATCCATTGCTCTACTCCACGTCGCGGTTGAGCTCGATACGGCGCAGCGTCTTCAGCGCCTCGGCCTGGTCCCGCCGGCGTTGGTGCGAGCGGAGCACGCTCCGCGCGTAGCTATCGGGGCTGGCCACGACGCGGTGACCGATGGGCAGGGCGACCACGGCGGGGCGGGCCATGACGGCGGCCACGATCGCGCTGCGCTCGGATGGTGCAAGGGGTGGGTCGTGGCTCATTCGACTTCCTCGATCGTCCAGCAGTCGTCGCAATAGTCCGTGTTCTCGACGAACTGGTACGGCAGGTAGAAATAGCCGTCGTCGCCCCAGCCGCGGCCGTAGGAGTTCATGGCCTTGATCCGCCGCAACGAGTCGTTGAAGCCCACGGCGGCACCAGCCGAATCGTCGTTTCATCTTCGCCACCTCACGCGGCGATACCAAACAAGCGAACCATCGCGTCGCGCCGCTGGCGGGCCAGGCGGTCGCGCTCGGTGAAGCGGATCCGCGTTTCCTCGTCGGGGACCAGCGTCATCATGTACTCGTAGAACAGCGACCGGCTCACGTCCGACGGCTCGGTCATGCGGTCGGCCAGGTTGGCCACCGGGTCGACGCCGCCGCCGAGGCGGTCGGCGATCGACGTGGCCTCGCTGCAGAACGGCTGGCCGGCCGGCTCTTCGAAGTCGTCGGTCGAGACGTAGGTGAACAGCCGCACCAGCGGCAGGTGCGCGAGCGACACCTTGACGATGTGCCAGCGACCGTACGGGCGACCGGTGATCTCGATCATCTTGGCCAGCGCCCCCGCGCGGTCGTACGCGTGGCGATCGCCTCGGTTGGCCCGGTAGACGTCGATGCGGCCGGGGTGCAGCGCCACTTGGCTTTCCAGCGAGACGGCGCGGCCTCCCAGCCATTCGCGGATCTCGACGCACATCAGCTTGTCGTGCCACCAGCCGGCCTTGGCCGAGTGCGAGTGCACGCCGCGGCCGGCGGTGCGGATCAGCAGCGACGCCAGGCTATTGCCGCGAAACTGCAGCTGGTCGGCGTCTTTGATCTTCTTGCGCGTGAGCGGGTTCGACAGCGCGGCGTACACCCGCGGGGGCGGGGCACAACGGACGCTTTCGACCTTGGCGATGGGGCTCATGGTTCTCGCCCGGGCAACAAAAAAAGCGGACGCTGATGGTCCCGGGTACGACTCACCCAGAACGATCAACGTCCGCTTTGCGGAGCGCTGTTTCGGCACGACTCGCCGAAATCAGATTGTACGGTTCAGACTACGTTAGGGTCATCTTCGTGGGCCTTGGTTGGTGGCTTGTGCGAAGCACGGTCGCGTCAGATCCCATTCAACCGCCGCCTCGGAGGGATGTCAAGGTTTTGGGCTTCCGCGTGACCATGTTGGCCCGCTGAGGATCGTCTTGCCGGTAGTCCAGCCAAGGCACGTCGCCGTTATGGTCCGTGACGGCAAGTCGTACGGGCGCCTCGCCTTGAGCCAGGGCGAGCGTAAACCCTGGCAGCACCCAGGATTCGCCCGGCTGCAGCAGAAAGTTTCTGGTGCCTTCAGGTTGCGTCACGCTATCACTTCCCATCCCGACTTGGTCACCCGGAAGCGATCGCCATGTTCACGAAGCGTGTTCTTGACCTCGACGTTCGAGGCCTCGACGGCTAGCGAGATCACCGGAATGCCGACCGGGCCCTCGGCCCGCAGGAACTTCCCGATCCGGTCGGCCAACGTCGGAGTTGGCCTTTCGGGTGGCGCCGGTTTGCCGGCGCCTGGCCGGCGTGGCGGCGGCGGGTCTTCGAACTCGTCGACCCCAGGCGGCCCAGGTGGGCCCGTGGCGCTAGGCCGTGCCGGCGCTTGGCCCCGAGCGGCCAACGTCCACCGCTTGCCCGCTGGGGCGAACTCTGGCGATTCCTTGAGCATTGCCAGCGCATCCGCCTCCGGGATCGAGCACGCGACGGCGATCTCCGATTTGCGCTTCGCACAACCGGCTGCCTTCAGGAAGGTGACCGCGAGCTTGACGTGTCGCTTTCGGTCGCCGGCGTCCGGCCGGTGCGCGAGCCGCGGCTGCCGCTTCTTGCGTGGACCCTTTAGCTTCGGGGTGCGTCTCCCCGGGTTGGCGGAGGGTTCGACCGTTGCGTTGAGCGCCGGCGGCATTGGCTCGCGGCGCTCGAGGGCGAAGTCGGCCAGCGCGAACACTTCTGCGGGCGTGTCGCACTCGAACGAGACCCGCGCCGAAACTGGGGCACCATCGTCATCGACACAGACCTCGACTTCGCTCGCTCCGACGTCGTCGAGCCATTCGTCGACGGTCTGCCCATCGGCGGCGGCCTGCAGGTTGATAGCATGTCGCAGTTTCTTGAGGGCTCTGCGTTCGATCTGCCCCACGGCTTCGCGGGTGACGCCGGCCGCGTCGGCGATCTGCTTTTGCGTGTAGGTCCTCATGCGGTCCGCACCTCGCATTCCTCGACCACGTACGTCTCGTAGTTCCCAGCCAGGACGCGCCGGCCGCGCTCGTCTGTCCGCCAGGTCGTGTCGCGGACCCGGGCGGCCTGCTCGGCGATCTGCTCGGCGACCTCTTGGCTGGCGCAAATGGCAATGGTCTCGCAGTGCCAGTCGGCGCTTTCGTATTCGCGGTCGACGGTCCATACCGTGCTCATCAAAACAACTCCGGGTCGTGTTGCTTTCGGGTGGGCGGTTTCTTTTTCTTACGCGTCGGCGCTTGGAACGTCGTGTCGTGCGGCGGGCCCGGCGCGCCGGTGCGATGGTGCTCGGATAGCAGCAGGATCCACAGCGCGTCGACCTCGTTCTCTTCCTTGATGGGCTTCCACTGCGGGTAATGTTGGTGCAGCGCCCGGAGCATGTCCGGCTTGCCGTAGCTGCCGTGGCCGGCGAACGCCTTGATGCTGGTCGGGCTGAAGTCCGCCCAGGACGCGTCGATCTTGGCGGCGGTCGCCAGGATGATGCCGCGCACCTGGTTGTGAAACTGCTTGGTCTGCAGGAAGTCGCCGCCGTACGCCGAGCGTTCGAACACGATGCGATCGATTCCCAGTCGGCTGTGCGTTTCGAGAATCAGCCGCTCGAGCCGCACCAGCGGCAGGCCGGCGTGCTCGCTGGCGCCGCCTTTGAGCATCCACACGCCCGACCGCACGTCGCTGCCGTCGGTCCAGGCCCAGCCGGTGCGCGTCGCGGGGTCGAGTGCCAGCGTGGGGATCATCACACGAACCTTTGTGGATACATGGCCTTGGTGCGTTGGTGTAACGTTTCTTCTGTAAACAGCATTCAAGGAATTCGCGTGTGGGGCTTGGCGGAGCGGAGGCGAGCGCAAGCGAGCCGAAGCGGAGCCAAGCCCCACACGCGGTGGCGAGCTTGAAAGGGGTGGGCCAAAGTGGTTTCCTTTTGATTTTGTTCTCTACGCAAAACGAAAGGAGTCTCCCCGATGGCCCACCACGATCAATCTAACGCACGCGACGAAGTTGTCCACCTCCTGGCCGAGCACGGATTCGACGGCATGGCTCAGGCACTCGAAACCCTCTTCAACGAAGCCATGAAGCTCGAACGCTCCGCCGTCCTGGGAGCCGCACCGTATGAGCGCACCGAAGCGCGACGCGGCTATGCCAACGGTTTCAAGCCCAAGACCGTCACCAGCCGCCTGGGCAAGCTGCACTTGCAGGTGCCGCAGACGCGCGGCGTCGAGTTCTACCCGTCCGCACTCGAACGGGGCGAACGCAGCGAACGGGCGTTGAAGCTCGCCCTGGCCGAGATGTACGTGCAAGGCGTCTCCACACGCAAAGTGGCCGAGATCACCCGCGAACTGTGCGGTTGCGATGTCTCCAGCACGCAAGTCAGCCGGGCGGCCGAGCTGCTCGATGCCGAACTGGAAGTGTGGCGTAATCGCCCGCTGGGCGCGACGCCTTACCTGATGCTCGATGCACGTTACGAAAAAGTCCGGCACGGCGGCAGCGTCATCGATTGCGCCGTGCTGATTGCCATCGGCGTCACGCCCGACGGGCGGCGCTCGATCCTGGGCGTCAGCGTCTCCCTCTCCGAGGCCGAGGTGCACTGGCGGTCGTTCCTCGCGTCGCTTATCGACCGCGGCCTGCACGGCGTGCGGCTGATCACCAGCGACGATCATGCCGGGCTGGGCCAGGCGCGTCGGGCCTGCTTCCCCAGCGTGCCCTGGCAGCGCTGCCAGTTCCACCTGGTGCAGAACGCCTTGCACTACGTGCCGAAGTTGCCGATGCGGCGCGAAGTGGCCCGCGATCTGCGCGGCGTGTGGGATGCCCCCGATCGCAGCGAAGCCGAGCGGCAACTGGCCGTGCTCGTCAAGAAATACCAGGCCATCGCGCCGAAGCTTGCCACCTGGCTGGAAGCCAACGTGCCCGAAGGGCTGACCGTGTTCGCCTTGCCGGCCGAGCATCGTCGCCGATTGCGGACCAGCAATCCGCTCGAACGCCTCAACGAAGAAATCAAACGCCGCACACGCGTCGCCACGTTGTTCCCCAACGAAGCCTCGCTGTTGCGGCTCGTCACCGCCATCCTCCAAGAAACCAGCGAAGACTGGGAAACCGGAAAGGTCTATCTCACCCTGGAAACCAACTAACCCACCCCAACCAAGCTCACACGGCATTTACAGAAAAATGGTTGCTCAATCCTTGGTGCGCGGGTCGCTCCACACAAGGCGGCTTGCCTTTTTCTTGGGTAACTATATACTAGGTGCATAATGACTTACGGCTATTTCCTAAAATATGCCTCATTTTGAGGCTAGATACTTGACGCATAATCTGCCGACAGTATAATAGGGTCATGCGAGGCACAAAGCCCCGCAACTCGCCGACTGAGGGAGTCGGAGTCGCGGCCCGCGACGCCGCAAGGAAAAGACAAACATGTCGAAGAATGACACCTACCTGCTGACCGGAAACACCTACCCCCACCGCGACAAAATCAAGAGCATCGGCGGCAAATGGGACGCCGACAAAAAGGGGTGGGTTGTTGCGGCCGGCAACATGCGTCAGCGGGCCACTCAGTCGGCTGTGATCCATTCGCTCAAGAGCCAGGGCGTCACTGTCTCGACTATCTAGCGATCCTTTGCCCGCGCCGTCCGGCCTCGCAAGCCGGCCCACAAGGGAAGTGCGGCGCGGGCGACTTTTTTCGGAGGCTGCGATGACCATATACGCACGAATCGGAGACGCGCAGTTAGTCAAGAGCGGGGATGGATGCGTCGGACTCTGGAACCCAACTACCAGAGGATGGATCGAGAGATGGGGGCTCGGCACAAACCATGCGGGGTTTGTCCGCGCGATGCTGGAGCTACCAGAACACCAATTGACGGACGTGGGTCGAGAGTGGCTGCACAAGCGAGTTGCGCAATGACCGACACCCCGCAAACCCTCCTCGAAGCCGTCCAGTATTTCAGCGACTCCAAGATTTGCTTTTCCGCGATGCTCGTGGTCAAGTGGCCGGACGGTAAACCAGTCTGCCCCAAGTGTGGCCACGACGAGGCCTACATAATCCGCACGCGGTCGATCCTCGATTGCAAAAAGTGCCGCAAGACCTACAGCGTCAAGGTAGGAGCGATCTTCGAGGATTCGCCATTGCCTCTGCAAAAGTGGTTCGTCGCCATCTGGTGCATCGCCAATGCGAAGAATGGCATCAGCAGTTGCGAACTTGGACGCGCTCTCGGCGTGACTCAAAAAACAGCCTGGTTCATGCTCCACCGGATTCGGCTGGCCATGCGCACAAAGTCGTTTCGTAAACTGGCCGGCGAAGTCGAATCCGACGAGACCTTTATCGGCGGTCGCGCCGCCAACATGCACAAGGGCGAGCGGGAGAAACGGATTCGCGGTCGTGGCGCAGTCGGCAAGGCCATCATCCAGGGATTGCTGCAGCGAGGCGGCGAAGCACGCATGTCTGTCGTACCGAACACGGACACTGAGACATTGCAGCCCAACGTGCGGCGCAACGTCGAGTGGGGATCGCAGGTCTACACCGACGCGCACGGCGGCTACGTCGGCCTGGACCTGTCGTTTTTTCACAAGACAGTCGACCACATTAGCCGCTACGTCGAGGGGCGGGTCCACACCAACGGCCTCGAAAACTTCTGGTCGCTGCTCAAGCGATCCTTGCAAGGCACCTACGTTGCCGTCGCTCCGTTCCACCTGCAACGCTACGTGGACGAGCAAGCGTTTCGATTCAACGAGAGACTGGGCAGCGATGGATCGCGATTCCGCCGCGTTCTGTCGGCCGTCGTCGGCAAGCGGTTGACCTACCGCGAGTTGACAGCCCAAGGCGACGCGGGATTCATGGGGATCAAATGAGCCCGCGCAAACCGCAAGGATTGCCAGCGTTTGAATCGCTACTCGGAAAACTCTCGAAGGTGCCCAAGCGAGAACTGGACCGCGAAGTGACGAAGCACAAAAAGCGCGCAGCCAATCGCGCGAAGCGGAAGAAGTAGGCAGGCAATTGGCGTTATGCGTCATGTGTATAGTTACCTTTTCTTGGACGTGGCCATTCCGACGAAGTAGGCGCGGCCGTCGGGTGAGACGAGGTAGGCGGCCCACTCGGCGCGTCCCAGGTGGTACAGCAGCTCGCACGACCAGAATCGCCCGTCGTGTCGCTGGCCATTCATCGGCCCGCCAACGCACACACGCATGTTTCGCCTGGCCCGGAAGCGGATCGTACGGTCGACGATCTCCTTGTTGCCGCGCTCGAGCAGCAGCGCGACGATGTCGCTGACACGCACTTCGGACGGGGACTCGATCAGCACGTCGCCGTCGAAGTCCATGGGAAAAGAGAACCCCAGGTGCTCCAGCAACCGCACGCCGTCAGTGAGGACCGGTGACGTCACGATGCCACCTCGCGTCGTTGGCGGATCTCGGCCGTGGCCCGATCGATTTCTTCGGGCGTCGGCGTATAGGGGACCGGGCTCACGCCGCGGCCGTCGACGATCGCCTTGGCCACCTTCAGGTGCGCCAGCGCCTCGCGATAGCGCGGGGCGTACGAAGCGGCCATCGCGCGCTTCGTCTCGTCGATCGCGTCTTGGATGAACTGGCTGAGGATCTCGGAATGGTTCATCTGGCCTTGCTGCTGTTTGGTTGGCGGGTGGTGGCCTTCTGGCCGGCGGAGTGCTTGCTCTTGACAGGCCGGTAACCGATGAAGCCGCCGCACTGATGGCACGTCACGCGGACGACCTTGCCGACAGTTTCCTCGCGCCACAGCTCCGGCATGTGGTGCAGGCGGGCACACTCTGGACGGGCGTCGGCCACGGCTATCCTTTCTCGGTGCACAGGTAACAGGGGATCAGGTAGTCGGGGTGCACGACGGAGGCTCCGCAGCCGTCGACCGCGGTGTTCCACCAATCCGGCCCTCCACTGACTTCTGCATCACGGCGCCCTCCGGACAATGCGCAGCTTTCCCATCAGCACGTTGCCGTTGGCGATGACGGCTCCGCCTGGACCGCTGCCGGTGGTCGCACCGAGCACCGTGATCGATAGACCGGGCTGTCCCTGGTCGATGTCGAACTTGCGGCTGTCGTCGACGTCGTCGAAGCCCTCGATGCGCAGCGTGCAGTTTTCGACGATGATGGAGCTCTTGCCGCCCGGCGATTCCTTGGGGTTGATCTCGCCGCCGTAGTAGTCGGTGATGGCCGCCACCCGCGGCTTGGCGTTGCCGGTGATGTCGCTGCCCTTGCCGCGCAGGATGATCGTCGTGTTCTTGACGACTAGCGTGCCGCCGCGCACGGCGATGCCGAAGCAGCCGGCGGCCACTGCGCCGTGATACCGCGTTCCGCCGTCCCGGTCAGTATCGACCGTAATCGTGCTGTCGCGGATCTCGATGTGCTGGCCGTCGACGCCGCTCGAGTTGCCGAGCGTAATCCCCTGCCGGCAGGTTTCGATCTCGCCGTCGTCGAACAGCAGCCGGTTGCCTGGTTCCGCCCACGAGTAGAGGCCCCACATGCGGCCGACCAGCCGCACGCGGCGCAGGACAGCGTCGGCCGGCCCGTCGCGCGGCGGCAGCTCATCGCGCTTGGCTCCGTCGTTGCGGGCGAACCCGGCCACCCCGCTGGACTGCTTGCCGTTGTTATGGTCGGGGTTGCCGTCGACCAGCGTGATGTCTTCGATGACGGTGTTTCCGTAAAGCTCCCACAGGCAGCCGGCGGCCGCCTCGGCGTTGCGATTGATGAGCGTCGTCTGGTCCATGCCCTGGCCGCGGAGCGTGACCCCATCGCGGCAGGCGATCATGCCCAGGGCCGACACGTCGACACCGCCGACGGACTTGATGTCGATCACGTCGCCGGGCTGGGCGTCGGCTAGTGCGCGCCGGTACTGGGGGCCGTTGTCGACTTCGTACACGATGGCCGCCTGGCCGCGGGCCTGTTGTACCCGTACAGCCACGATCAGGATGGCCGCGGCTACCAGCATCCACCACACGACGTCCAGGACGCGGGCCCGGCGCTTGGCGCGCCGTCGCCGGCGGATGCGCTCGGCGTCCTCGTTGTACCTGGCGACGGCGCTGGCGCGGGCGTCACGGATTGCTTCCAGGGGTTCTAGCGCTCGAATCATGATAGGTCCTCCAGGTATTTGAACTCGATACGATTGATTGGGTCGCGCGGGCCGCAGTTGTTCAGCCGCATGAACATCAACACGAACTCGGCCGGCGACTTGCCGGGAAAGCCCTCGCGTACGACGTCGTCGGGCTTGATCGCGCATAATGGCTCGCGGCGGTTGGACACGCATTCGAGCAGCACGATGTGCTCGATTCGTTCGCCCTTCTTGAGCCCCTGGCACTTGACGCAGGCCCAGAACCGATCGCCGGGCTTGAGAAACCGCCAGCCCTTGCGGCGCGTGACGTCCTTCGTCCGGTCGCGGATCTGCTGCGTCGTCGCTGCGAAGCTCATGTTGCGTGGCATGGTTGGTCCGTGGTCATGTTAGGGGCCCTCCGATGCTTGTCGTTGATGAGCTGCTCGATGCGTTCGTTGCTCATGCCAGTCTCCATTTCTTCCGCCTGTCGCGGCACCTGCCGGCCAGCACGACCAGCCCGGCCCGGGTGAGCCGGCAGCGCGCCCCGCGCACGGTCGACGGCGGCACGTCGCGCAGGGCCCGCTCGAGCACGTCGCACGTCTCGATATGCCACGGCGTGGAAGCGGACAACACCGCCCCCATCCCGTTTGGCACGCCCTTGCCCTCATCCATGACGAAACTCCTTTCAACGCCGGCTCAGCCGGCTCTAGACCCCAGAATCGTCAGGACGGCGCAACCGCCGGCACCGCAGAACAGGTCGAGCAGTCTTGGATTGCGTTCGCTTATCACGTACTCAACTCCGTCGCCTTCCGCACACACTCCAGCGGTGGCCACGCATCAATCCATTCCAAAACGATCTTGCTAAACTGGCTCGTCGCCGGCGTGTCGCCTTTCTTGATCGCCAGGAAGAACCGCTCCGCTGGACGGTCGACATCCGGCTTGAGCGTTTCGATCTCCTGGTAGTTGCAATGCCGCACGTTGGCAATCGTGCCCACCAGGCAGGCACACTCCCCTTCGTATTGCGAGCCGTCAATGCGGCCCTCGATCACCGCTTGTCGCAGACCCTCGACTTCCACGGGAGCACTCGACAGCACCGCCCAGAAGTCATCACGGATCGGCGTCAGGTTGGCGCCTCGCAGGTAGGCGTCTTGCAGGTAGGCGCCTCGCAGGTAGGCGCCTTGCAGGTTGGCGCCTCGCAGGTTGGCGTCTTGCAGGTCGGCGCCTCGCAGGTCGGCGCCTCGCAGGTCGGCGCCTTGCAGGTAGGCGCCTTGCAGGTTGGCGCCTCGCAGGTTGGCGTCTTGCAGGTAGGCGACTTGCAGGTCGGCGCCTCGCAGGTAGG